CACTAAGACTTGAGCAAAGACGCATTGAGGCAGAAATAGCCCGTAACAACGCAAACAACCATCCATACCCACACGAGATAGACGACAGACTTTGACAACTAACCCTGCGGGGGTAAGACATGATCGAATTACTCTTTGCAGTCGTATTAAGCCAACAGCAAATTCAAGATCAATGCATTTATCAAGCGGGTGTCGCAAGCCGAGTACAGGAAGCCAGACATGAAGGCGATGACTGGGAAACCTTTCAAGCCAAAACACAGAAAATCTACAAAGACGATGAGGGCTACCACAACCTGTTAGGCATTGCCTATCTGGTCTACCACGAAGCATCTATTGAATTTAGTCCTGACCAGGTATTTGAACTGATATTTGATGCCTGTAATGCGGGACACAAGAAAACTCCGATAACAAAGCAAGAATTTAATTTATAAACGAGGCCAACCATGGCAGATGAAGATTTTAGCAAGCTAAACGGTCAGGTAGCGCAAGCTTTTGTGCCTGGCGGCAGTAATGCGGCAGCTTTAACTCATGACCTTTCAAATATTACTTTTTGGGCGCCTACCGCTGACTGTGTTTACGAGTACGATACCGGAAATTTTGATGCGCCGGTAGAGCTACTTCAGGGGACTGTGCGCGGCGTTCCTAGTGACGCGAAAACCTTAACGTTTACCGTTGCGACAAAAATCGAATACTCACGTAAGAATCAGGCTAACGGCTAATGCCAGCACCAGACCAAATCCCACAAGGAACCAGCTATTACTTTATAGCCGATGCTTGCGGTGTATTTGAAGATGCAATTTACACGTTTGAGGTAAAGCAGTTTCCTGGAAGCGATCCTGTTATTGAGAAAGAAGGCTCAGCCATCAACAGCAAAATTGAATTTATCCTGACACCAGAAGAAACAGCATCACTTGATGTTGGGCTTTGGTATCTCGTAAGAACAGCGACACTTCCAAACTGGACAGTCGATGCCGTTAAACGGGTGCAGATCACTAAAGGATGGGCGTAGTGGCCGTTAATAGTAACCCTATGCGTAAAAACAAGAAGGAATGGCATAGAGATAAAGTTGTTGAGTATGTGTTTCAGAAAGTTGCCACAACATCATTAGGTATTGAGTCCATCGTTAAAACAGCACCACATGAAATGCCAACACGTCAGACGATTATGGAGTGGATCGTTGAAGACAAGTCAATTGCCGACAAATACACGCGCGCGAAAGAGTTGCAAGCTGATTACATGGCTGAGGAAATCCTTGATATAGCCGATGAAGGCAAGAACGATTACATGACTGTTACGCGTGGCGATAACGATATGGAGGTTGTCGATCACGAACACATTCAGCGGTCAAAGCTTCGTATTGAGTCACGCAAATGGTTGATGTCAAAACTTAAGCCAAAAGCCTATGGCGATAAGGTGAGTTTAGACCACCAATCACCAGATGGAAGTATGACGCCTAAGGCCGGATTAGACGCATCAAAACTAAGCACTGAAACACTTCAAGAACTGATGAAGGCTTATGAACACACCAGTTCTGACGCAGGATGATTTATTAGCAATTGAAAGGGAGTTATGTTCACGCTCTCTTGCTGAGTTTGCTAAGCGTGCGTGGAAGGTATTAGAGCCTGTTGCAGAACTAAAGTGGGGTTGGGCTTTAGATGCTATCTGCTTGCACCTTGAAGCGGTCACAGATGGGCGCATTAACCGTCTACTGATGAATGTCCCGCCAGGCACAATGAAAAGCCTGCTTACTGGCGTTATCTGGCCAGCGTGGGAATGGGGGCCGAAAGGTTTACCTGAAATGCGTTTCATTGGTACGGCGCATGAAGAAACGCTTGCAATACGTGATAGCCGTAAATGTCGCGATCTCATCAAGTCAGATTGGTATCAAAGCCTTTGGACGATAGGTCTTGACCCATCACTTGATGGTAAGCGTGAGTTTGGCAATACCCGTAAAGGTGTAAGGCAAGCACGCTCATTCACATCAATGACTGGTGTGCGTGGTGACAGAGTAATACTCGATGACCCTATTAGCGCAGACAGTGCAAACAGTGATTTAAAGCTTGAAGCTGCACGCATAGCGTTTACCGAAACATTGCCGACTCGGATCAACTCCAGCAAGTCAGCAATTGTTGTAATCATGCAGCGGCTCAACGAGAAAGATACGTCAGGAGTCATTCTGGATATGGGTCTCAAGTATGAGCATCTGTTTATTCCGATGCGCTTTGACCCAACACGAATATGTAAAACCTCTATCGGGTGGAAAGACCCACGAACCGAAGAAGGCGAGCTGATGTTCCCTGAGCGGTTTGACGAGGAACAAGTTCAAGAGCTTGAAAAAACATTGGGCAGTTATGGTGCGGCTGGACAATTACAGCAGCAACCAGCACCACGCGGCGGCGGCATTATCAAAACGCAGTGGTATCAGTACTACCTTGAAGAGCCAGAGATTGAGTTTTGCGAGGTCTTTGCTGATACAGCAATGAAGACCAAGGAAGAAAACGATTTCAGCGTCCTTGAGCTTTGGGGTAGGACCATAAACGGCCAGGCTGTATTGCTAGACTTAAAGCGCGGCAAATGGGAAGCACCAGAGTTATTAGTTCAAACCCGTTCATTCTGGTTAAAGCACTTAGGCCGCAAGGTTGCACCGCGAGCACTTAACGTTGAAGACAAAGCAAGCGGCACAGGATTGATTCAAACGTTACGGCGTGAGGGCATTCCAGTCCTGCCAATACAGCGCAACGTAGACAAGATAACGCGCGGCTATGACGCAGCCCCATTCATTGAGTCAGGCAACGTTCTATTGCCGGAAGTGGCAGATTACCTATCCGATTTTCTAAGTGAGTCTGAGAGCTTCCCAAGTGGGGCGCATGACGATCAGCTTGATCCAATGTTTGATGCAATTCAGAAAGTGCAGACAGCAAGAGCCATAAAAATACGAAAACCAATCACCATCCCTAACCTGAAGAGATTTTAAGTGGAAGAAGAATTAGAAATGCTCGACCGCTTCAAGCGGGACATTGCTAAAGACGCTGATATTCTCTCAGAACAGCGGGACAAAGCAGATGAAGACATGCGCTTTATCTACGTTGACGGTGGGCAGTGGGAAAACTTTCTTGAGAAGGAGTTTCAAGGGCGTGCAAGGCTTCAATTTGATTACGCATCACAGGTAAAGAATAAGTTTGTCGGTGAATACAGTCTCAGTCGTTTGGGTGTTGAATACGATCCAGACGATGACGCAACAACCGATGATGATGCAGAGCTACTGTCTGGCATTTACCGCGCCGACTTTCGCGATAACTCAGGCCGTGAAGCTGTAGAGACGGCGATTGATGAGTGCGCGACTTGTGGTTTTGGCGCTTATGGCATGTTTACCGAGTACCGGGACGAGGAAGACCCTGAGAACGAGTTACAGAAGATTGTCTGGCGTCCAATTCATAACGCCTACAATTCCGTATTTTATGACCGCTCAGCAAGGCGTGCAGATAAGCAGGACGCACGATGGGTAACAGAGCTTACGCCATACACTATAGACGCGTTTGAGAGTGAGTTTCCGGATGTTGAGCCATCTTCAGCTTATACGCCACAAGACCGCAGCTATCTGAATGAGAACGGCTCAGCGAATGAAGTGTATGTTGCGACACGTTACGAGATAGTTAAAAAGAAAGAGCCTGTATATATCTACAACAACCTGGCATCTGGTCAGGTGGAAATGTACAGCAAAGACGATCACGAACTGATTAAGGATGAGCTAAAAAGCAGTCAAACGCATCGGTTTGTAAAAGAAAGAAAAATCATCAGCCGTAAGGTAATGATGTCGCGCTTTGTTGGTAACGAGTTTATTGAAGAGCCGCGCCAGATAGCGGGAACTAGATTACCGATTATCCCGATGTACGCCTATCGTGCATTTATTAACGGCGTTGAGTACTACTTCGGCTTGATTCGCCCCATTAAGGATCCTTGTCGGTCATTTAACGTGCAGATGAATCAGTTGGTCGAAAATGCTGCATCAGCTGGACAGGAAGTACCTATCTTTGGCCGTGAGCAGATAGAAGCTCAGGATGTTGCTCAGCTTTGGGCTGACAAGAACAATAAACCGTTTTTGTATGTTGACCCATTGACAGATGGTGATGGCAATATCGTTTCATCGGGTCCAATTGGCTACAACAAGCCACCAATGCTTGACCAAAGCACATCAGAATTGATTGAGATTATTCCTAACTTCCTGCGTGAAGTGACAGGTGGCGCACCACAGGACACGTTAGATCCAGATGCGTCCGGCAAGGCCATCAACGCAATGATCAAACAACGCAATCTGACCACGCAAAGCATACGGCACAACATTGAGAAATCATTCGTTGCTGCTGGTGACTTGTACCAATCTATTGCATCAGATATCTACAGCACCAAACAGATGGTTAGAACGCTTGGCAAGGATGGCTCAGAGGGTAAAGAAACCCTGTTTAAGGTCATTGCTGATCCAAAAACAGGCCGCTTGATTGAAGCGAACACATTACGTGGCAAACGTTTCCGGGCTCATGCTGATGTAGGTCCAGAATACGGCAGCATGAAAGAGCAAACAGTTGAAGACTTGAAAGGTATCTCAGAAACACTGAAGGGCACGGCGGCGGGCGAAAAATATCTGGACGTCATTATCTCCACCATGCTGGATAACGCAAGTGGTGTGGGTATGGGTCCACTAAAAGAGTTTAACCGCAAGCAAATGATGTTGCAGAGCTTGATTGAGCCGCAAACGGATGAAGAAAAAGAATGGCTCGCCCAGGCAACACAGCCACAAGAAGATCCGAATCAGAAATTAATGGAAGCTGCAGCCGCTCAGCAAATAGCAGAGGCTAAAAACCTTGATGCTAGCTCTATCGAGAAAATTGCCAGTGCTGAGAAGAAGGCAGCAGAAACACAAGAAATATTCGCGGACATACAAAACAGCCAGACTAAAACCAAGATGGAATATAGCAAAGGGCTGATGGAGATCCGCAATCAAGTTTTAGGCCAAGCGCGAGGTCTGAATTAAGTCACGGCGACTTTAAGCCGGGTGCATATTCGCACACACTCACACACCATTAGAGGTAAAAACATGGGCACAGAAGCGGAAAACCTAGACCAAAACACGCCTGAAGAAAATGAATTTGAGGAAGTGGAAACCGAAGAGATTGAGTCGGAAGAAGCTGACGAGAATGAAGCGGAAGGCGATGGTCAGGGTGAGGAAGATACGCAGCCTCAAGACAAGCAGCAACATAAAACAGATTGGATCCAAAAGCGAGTGGCAAGAGCTAATCGCAAAGTGGAAAAGGTATCTGAAGAAGCTGAAGCGGCTAAAACTGAACTGGAGCTCTTAAGGCAGAAGAACAAGCTTTTAGAGTTAGCGGTACAGCAACGCACGCAACAGCCCAAACCAGATGCAGCGCCAAACCCTGATGACTTTGATGGTGGGGAATACGATCCAGCGTTCAGAAAAGCGCATGAATCGTACCTCATTAAAAAAGCAGAAGAAGCGGCGCATCAGCGATACCAGGAAAGCCAGAACAACACCTTACAGCAGCAGCAAGAAGCGGCGAAACGTCAAGAGCTGGAGCAAAAGCAGCGGGGGCATTATGAGCGCGCCTTAACGCTTGAAGTGAAAGATTATGACGTGTCAGAAGATAAGGTGATGGAAATCCTGGGTGAAGACAATGTGAATCACATCATTGCTAATTTTGATGAAGACTCACATGCGCTGGTTTACCACCTCGGCAAGAACGAGAAGGAAGCCCGGCGACTCGCTGATTTAATTCAAACCAATCCTATTCGTGGTGCTGCTGAAATAGGTCGGCTCTCAGAATCATTGAAACTGAAGCCAAGCAAATCATTCAGCCCAAACCCGGTTGACCCGCTTGAAGGAGCGGAGCCGGGAGCAAATGCCACTGAAGCCAAGATTAGTGCAGCGTTTAAGCAGTATGAGAAAGGTGCTATCACGATGCAGCAATACCTTGACCGTAAGAAGCAGATTTTGGGCGCTTCTAAATAAGGGAAAGTCCCATGGCTAATAAGCTAAATAAAGATGAGGTCTCCCTCATCGAAGAAGTTGTGAAGCAGTTTGACAGTGACAATACCGTTGCTAAGCAAGCTGAGTTCTTCACGCAACCGGAAGGAAATATGCAGCGTCAAGGCGATACTGTCTGGCGTGATGTGCCTATGATTTCAACCACGGTATCTGGTTTGGATATTACCGGCAAAATTGGTGATATCGGTGAGTTCCAGGTGCCTGCAACCTTATCCAACATTGAGAACGTACCTTGGCAGCTGAATGCCTTGGAGCTTCGCGATCCATCTTATCGGGAACGTAAGGCTAAAAGTGGCGCGCAGGCGTTATCTGCATTTGTTAACCGCGCAATGGCTAACAAGGTCAACATTGAAGGCTCTTTGACTGTTGCTCAGTCAACAGTATTGGCTGGATATGATGATGTTTCTCTGGTTGAAGCATTGATGCTTGAAAATGATTTGTCCGATATGGAAAAAACCATGGTGCTTGCGCCACGGGATTACAACCGTATGTCGGGCGATCTGGCGAAACGCACGCTAATGAATCGCTCTGAAAAAGCATTAAGCGAGAGCGAGCTTGGACGTATTGCTGGCTTTAACACGTTCCGTAGCTCGTTTGCTCCAACTGTGGCTGCTGCTGCAGGTGGCGCGACTCTGGTTGGCGGTACTCAGCGTTACGTTCCGGTAGCAACATCGACCGCATCAACAGGCGAAGAATCAAAAGTGGATAACCGCTTCATGAATCTGACCGTAGATAATACGGCTGGTGTTGCGGCTGGTGATAAGTTCACTATCGCTGGTGTTAACGCTCTGTCACACATCAATAAAAACAATACGCAGCAATTGAAAACGTTCACCGTGAAAGAAGTTGTTAACGGAACTACGTTGAAGATTGCGCCCGCTATTGTGGTGAATGATGGAAACAGCAACCTTGAAGATGATTACGCAAACTGCTCGGCTCCTGCAGCAGATGGCGTGGCGCTGACTTGGTTGAACACAACAGCGGCTCAATCAAACATCTTCTTTACCAATGACTCTATTGAAGTGTTCGGCGGTAATCTGGTGTTTGATGCAGCGCCTAACGTAGCCGTTGAGCGTATGACAACTGAGTCAGGCATTGAAATTCTGTTTGCCCGCTCATCTGATGTGTTCACCGGCAAGACAACCTATCGTATGACCATCTTCTTCGGCGTGACTAATAAGCACCCTGAGAAAAACGGCATCTTGATCGGCGGTCAATCTTAATCACTTAACAAACCTCGACAATAGGGAGCTTCGGCTCCCTTTGTCGTTTTAAGGGGAATAGAAATGCCCGTATTAATTCTAGGCTACAAAGATGGTAAGCAGAAGTGGCATGAAGGAGCTTTGCCTAAAGGGTGGGATAAAAAACCAGATACCAAGGATGATGATTTAGAAGCAGAAGCAGAAGCAGAAGCCTTGCAGTCTGTTGATGAAATGGAATTGCCACAGTTACATCAGATTGCAAAAGATATGGGCCAAAAGATGGCGGCAAACATTGGCCTGGAAAAAGCCCGTGAAAAAGTCAAATCCATGCTTGAGGCTGAGTAATGAGTTCAGGAACTGAAATCATACAGACAGCGCTCCAAAGGATTGGAGTGCACTCTGTTGCTGCACCAGCGTCACCAGAAGCTATAGTGTCTGGTAAAGATATGCTGAACAGTATGCTGCAAATGTGGCAGTCAATAGGCGTTGAGTTAGGCGCTGTACCACTCAATGCGCCAGGTGATGAACTTGGAGAGCCCATGGATGCCAGAGCAGGTATCATCGACAACCTTGCCATATACATGGCACCAGAATTCTCAAACGGCAAGCAAATCGTTTCACCAGAGCTTAGTCGTAGTGCTCGTATTGGTTATGCATTTATTAAAAAGATGTATCAATCAATCGAGATCCCAAAAAAGAAAATGTCATCAACTATGCCGCTTGGTGCTGGTAGCACTCGGGGCAATCATGCAGCTGTGTTTATCAATGGCAGCAGAGAGATTGGTGATTAATGCGCATCCCATTTCCGGCAGGCTTTGAAGGTGTTGAGTACCTGCCAAAGACGCGCCGCGTATTGCAGAACTGTTTTAACAATGGTGATGGCAAGATAATTGGACGTCCTGGAATTGAGTTAATTGCTGAGACTAATGCGGTAGCACGCGGTAGCTTTGTATGGAATGGTGCGCTTTATCATGTGTTGAGTCAGGAGCTGGTCAAGATGACAAACCTTGTCACAGGCACGTATTCAGTCATTGGTACGATTGCGGGCCCTGAAGCGATTGAAACAGCGATAGGCTTTAATGAGGCGGTCATTGTTGTTAAAGGCGGCGCTATTTACACGCTTGATGCGAGTGACACGCTGACCGATATATCAGGTGAGGCCAATATTGAGCCATCGGTTGATGTCTGTCACATAAACGGCCGGTTTGTTTACATTCCTGCGGATGGTGATCCAGCTTATGTATCTGATGTAGGTAATGCAGCGAGCGTGCAGCCACCTAGCTTCTTTGATGCTGAGGAATTGCCCGACAAAAACAATGCCTGCTTTAACTTTAACAACACGCTGTTTATTTGTGGTACGGACTCAATCCAGCTGTTTCGTGATGCTGGAATATTGCCAAACCCTTTGCGAGTCGTGAATGGATCGCGAATACCAAATGGCTATATCGGCGGATTGCTGGAATATAACAGCACGTTTCTATTTATCGGCCGCGAGAAAGATCAAGACTTTGGCATCTATGCAATTGGTCAGGGGCAGGCTCCAAAGATATCAAACGAATCAATTGATTTAATCCTGTCCACGTATACACAGGCAGAGCTTGCCGAGGCGATATCAGGCCGGATTAAGTGGCGAGGCTATGACCTTGCTACATTCACATTACGCAGACATTCATTCGGCTTTTTCGGTGGCAACTGGTTCTTACTGGATACCGTCTTTGATGGCGTATCGCGTCCATGGGGCGCGGGCTATATCACGCAGTTTGATGGCGAGTATTACACCGCATTCAGCGACAAACTAGGTCGTATCGGCAAACTGAATACCGATTACGGCGAACGCATTACGCACATCATTGATTTAGCGATGGAGCAGGCAGATGGCGATTACTTTGCCTGCCAACAAATAGAACTTGGTATCTCGCAAGGCTATAACGCAGCCAATGGCTCGGTGGCTATCATGATGAGTCGCGATAACGTGACCTATGGCCCGCCTGTATACCGAAACCTTGGCAGTATTGGTCAGTACGCACAAAAGCTTATCTGGAACCCGCCTGGTGGTCTTGGTAGCTATCAAGGCTTTATGGGTGTGCGCATCTACTCCACAGAAGATATTGAGTTTTCACTTGATTACATGAGTGCGAGCCTGCGATGAAAATCATCACAAAGCCCGATCACGGCACAGCTATTATCAATGGTGGCATGGCGTCTCATAGCTTGCAGTCATTCTTTGATGATATCGAATCACAGTTAAATAACTTAGTGCTTGGCCAGTCTGTCCGGCTTCCTGTTTACACCGTAGCAACCTTACCGCCTGCAGCAAATAACTTGGGCGGGCAAATCTTTGTGAGTAATGAATCTGGCGGCGCTGTTCCTGCCTTTAGTGACGGAACCAACTGGCGAAGGGTAACAGATAGGGCTGTTGTTTCGTGATAACGAGGACGTTTGATTATCGACTGGTCAAGCGGTTGGTCAAATTCAACTTTGCCATATCGTCAGAGTGTTACTACCTCATACAGGATGATATGCAAGGACTATGGATATTGGAGCCTGTTGACGGAAAGCTGATGCTGCACTGCCAGATGGGTGTCAATGTCAGAGGCAAAAAGGCCGTTGACGCGGCAAAAGAAGTGTTTGAGTGGGTTTGGAACAATACTGATTACGAAACGATTTACGGTGAGACGCCAAGAGACAACAGGGCGGCTTGCATGATGGCGGCAAAGGCGGGAATGACATACACCCACCTTGCTGATGATGGTTATATTTGGCATGAGGTGCATAAACATGGGCGGCGGTAAAGGCGATAAAGCAGGAAAAAGGGCAGCCGAAGCACAGGTTCAGGCTAATGACGCATCAATCGCAGAAATGCGGCGGCAGTTTGACACGACACAGAAAAACATTGCGCCATTTCTGGAAGCTGGGCAAGGTGCTGTTCCTGGTGTTGAGGCCGGAGCCACAGTTGGCGGCATGGATGAAATGCTCGCTCAGATATTTAACAGCGACATATTCGGCTCACTGGTCGATGAGCGTCAGCGTGGTGTGCAGGGTCAACTAGCTGCAGGCGGATTGACGCGCTCAGGTACGGCTATGCAGGAAGCGGCAAGAGTGCCAACGGACTTAGGTTTAATGCTGGAGCAGATGCTCAATGGCCGTCAGACCAACTTAATGAACACCGGCCTTAATGCGGCAACGGGACTAGGTCAGATGGGGCAGCAAAACTCAGCCAATATCGGCAATATGATGAGCGCATCAGGTAACGCTGTTTCAAGCGGCATTATCACGGACCAGCAAGCCAAAGCCCAGGGCCAGCAAAATATGCTCAATACTGCAGCAACGATTGGTTCAATGTTTATGGGTTTCTCTGATCCGCGCCTGAAGGAGAATGTTGAACAGGTTTCATCCATCCATGACTTAAATGTGTATCAATGGGACTGGATGCCGGAAACCAAAGGCACGCTGGTCGAAGGCTGTTCAACTATCGGGTTTATGGCAGATGAGGTGCAGGATAAATACCCGCAGCATGTTGGCGAGTTTGGCGGCTTCATGATAATCGATTATCCGGCACTACTGGATGAGCTTGAATCAAAAACATTAGTGGAGGCCGCATAAATGGCAACGCTTGAAAACGTGAATGGCGCGTCATTAGTTCCAAGCTTTGATGGTGGGCTTGGTATGCTCTCTCAGGCCTTTGGCGGCATGATGGACCGCAAGCGCGCAGAAGAAGCGAAGGCGGCACAGCAGCAGCAAATAGCTCAGATTCTTGGTGTAGGTCAGCAGGGCGGTCAGGGAGGTATGCCGGGCGCAACCCCAGGCATCAACGGCAATCCTCAAATGGGCCAAGAGCAGTTGATGCGTATAGCTCAAATAAATCCGGAGCTTGCCAAGACACTGCAAGGTGTTATGGAGCGCGGCGATAAGCTGGAGCAGGAGCAGGCCAAAACTGAGGTCGATAGACGCATGAGAGAATCAGCGTTTATCAGTAAGCAAAAGTCACACCCTGAAAAAATCAACGCTATTACTGAGCTAGCTAATCAAGCCATCATGGATGGCGAAGACCCAACCCCTTATATTGAGCTTGCCAACCTACCAGAAGAGCAGCTTGATTTGCGACTGCAGGGCATGCAGGTGATGGGAGCTGATGCTAAAGCATTATTCCCTGAAGCACCAAAACCAACCGCCTTAGAGCAGCAGTTGCAAGCAGCAGGGCTGAAGCCTGGTACGCCCGAATATCAAGAAGCTATTCGCAATAATGTTAATGGCGTTTTATCACCTGAGGCATTGGCGCAGAAACAGCAAATAGCGTCAGCCGGTAAATCTTCAACTAGTGTCAATATGAATGTTAATAGTGGCGGCGAAGATAAGGAGCGCGAGGAAATAGCCAAAATTGATGCCAAGCAATATGGTCAGGTTCTTGAAAAGGCTAGCAACTCACAGGAGACACTGGACAACCTTTCACAGCTTGAATTGATTGATGTTCAGACTGGCGCGATTGAGCCTGCAAAAGTGGCAATGGCGGCAATAGTTGAAGGGTTTGGTGTGGATGCTAGTGGAATTGCTAATGTATCGAACGCTCAGGCGTATAACGCAGTGGCAAATACATTGGTTAATAAAGTTTTAAACGCTGCAAAAGGCCCGCAAACTGAGCAAGATGCGGCTCGCGCTAGACAAACCATTGCTAATCTTGGTGATACACCAGAGGGCGGCAAATTCAAGATCAACGCAATGAAAGCCCTTGCCATGCGTGACATTGAAATGGCTGATTTCATTCAGAGCAAAATGGATGCTCAACGTGAAAATGATGAGATTGTAAGCTTTAGTAAAGCCCGCACTGAATGGAATAACTTTAAGCGTGAAACGCCATTGCTATCAAGTGCCGTTAAAAACCCAGCTACAGGATTGCCGGTGTTCTTTTATGAGTTTAAAGAAAACGCTGAACGTAAGCGGCCCGGTATAACCGAGCAGGAAGTGATTGATGCGTGGAGAAAGATAAATGAGTGAATATGATGACTTGCTTGAGGGTTACGAGGTAAAAGGCAAAGTCATTCCTGAGCCTGTCGAAAAGAGCAAGGAGGCTGACCTTTTTAGCGGTTATGAAGTTAAGGGAAAGTTAATACCTGACCCAAATCAAACTCCTGTAAAAGCACAGCCTGGATGGGGCGAATTTTTCACCGGCTCAGCCAGAAAACAAAACAACCCTGAATTAGCTGAACTACCTGAATTTGGCACAACTAAAGAAGGTGACACACCACGTATAGCGGCAGGCTTTTTGTCTACGTTTGACCCTAAAGCGCAGATGGATATGATCAAGCAGGCGGTGCCAGAGGCGCGCTTTGAACAAACAGATGATGGAACGGTAATTATTGAAGTGCCAACTGACTCAGGAGAAATGCGCCGCTCAGTATTAAATCGTCCAGGATTCTCTCCACAAGACGCTATGACAGCAACAGCCCAAGTATTGGCATTTATCCCTGCAGCAAAACTTGCCAGCCTTGGTAAAACGCTCATGGCTAAAATAGGCATGGGTGCGGCTGGCGCGGGTGCAACAGAACAGCTATTGCAGGAAGGTGGTATTGCATTGGGTCGAGAAGAGCGCGATCCGGTTTCAACTGGCGTGGCTATGATGGCAGGCGGCGCAGCAGAGGCCATTGCTCCAGCCATTCAAGGTTTCAGGGCATCACGTAACGCTAAACAATTTGGCGCGATGACAGATGATATTGCTCAAGTTTCAGATAATGTTGCTGTGGCGAAAGAAGCCAGTGAGCAAACCGGCGTGCCATTATTTCAAGCACAAAAAACCGGCGTGCCAGCAACACTGGAAAAGCAATCATTTGTCGCTCAATTGCCAGCAGGAACCAAATCAGCTGTAAAAGCCTTAAGAGGTCAAAATAAAGCGGCAGGCGATGCAGTTGAGAACTTCCTTAATACCATTGCCCCGCCTGAATCTGTGGTGACAGCCCAAAGTCGTACACGCTCAGCAGCGCAGGCAGCGATTGATAACGCAAAACGGATAAGAGCAGAAAAAACATCACCGCTTTATAAGTCAGCATTTGAGAAGTCAGCTGATGTGAATATAGCGCCTATCAAAGATTACATAAAATCATCATTAGATGACTTGCCAGAATCGGGCGAGGTGTCAAAAACACTGAAAAAAGTTAATGCATTAATGACCGGCAAAGCGAAAGAAGTGGATGGTAAAACCGTTATCGAAAAGCCCACCTTAAAACTGCTTCACAATGCCAAGCTTGAATTAGACCAAATGCTCAGCAAACAAGGCGAAAACGCGTTAGGCAATACCACTAAACGACAAGTAACCGAAATCAAAGACTTACTCCTGCAACAAATGGATGAAGCAAGCCCAGACTACCGGGCAGCCAGAGAATTGTTTGCAGCCGAATCTCCGCCTGTTTCGGCTCTTCAAGACTCAATCGTTGGCAAGATAGCGGATTTGGACGATACACAGCTGAAAAGCGTCACCAGTAAGATATTTGACCCTGCCCAGACTAATCCGCAAGTTGTTTTGAAAGCGAGAGAGGCCATCACCAATACGGATCCCGATGCCTGGAATGAAATTGTGCGTACGGAATTGGAACGCCGGTTAGGTTCAATCAAAGCGACTACCGAATCAGGAACCGTCGAAAACCTGCCAGGACAGCTTTACCGGGCGCTATTCCCTAACGCTAAAAGTGAAACAGTGTTGATGAATGCGCTCACAGCTGAGCAGCGTAAAAACATGCAGTACTTAAAGACCGCATTAGGTCGTGCCAGATTAGGCCGTCCAGGTGGATCACAAACGGCAGCGCGCGAAGAAATTAAGAGTGAATTAAAAGGTGGGCTGGTTCAAGGATTCCGTGATTGGCTTCGCAACCCTATATCTGGAGCTGTTGATAAAGGTGTCAGCATGATAACCATGGCAGGTGAGGATGCGTCATTTAATAGTCGCGTTTCTGTCTTAGCAAAAGCACTTTATGATCCAAAATGGCAGCCAGAAATGCGAGCATTGAGACAGCTAAAGTCAGATACCCCTGCAGCAGCCAGAGCGTTTACGCAGTTGTTAAATGATATCGAGCAAGATGAGTTTAACGATAGTATTCAACAACAGAGCCAAGAACAACAATGACCAAGACAACAGCCATTACTTCCGGAAAGAAATAGCAGAGCGCGATAAAGGCCAGAAACTCCATTAATTACACCGAGTATAAACCTGATTACCAACCGTGGTTGATGTGCAGTTTAAGGAAGGGTAGTTAGGAACTGGTTGAGAAGGCGGCAACTGAGGATGTTGCGGCGCAGGAACTTCAATTGTGTTGCCAAGATTTTGAATCAACGCCGCTTTACGAAGACGCTCAGCAGTATCTTTTTCATCCAGTGCCATCATGCACTGGCCATATTCAGCAGTTCCTTTAACAAAACCATAATCATCGCATTGCGTGTGATGGTTAGCTGTGCGCACAGCTTGAGACTGACAACCAGCCAAGAGAGCAACAGAAAGAATGATAAGTAAACGCATTACCCGAATATATCACAATTACCAATTAGGGCAATAACATGGCATCAATGATAAGCGAGCATGAGTCGTTTCAGGGCACGGACGGAAAGCCTATTGTTAATGGGTATATCTATGTTGGTGCGGCGGGGCAAGATCCAAAGCTTAACCCGATAGTGATTTATTCGGATCGCGAATTGACTGTGCCAATTGCCAATCCACAACGTACCGATAGCTATGGTCGCGCTCAAAACAAGATATGGGTTCCCGCTAGATACTCTCTAAAAGTTGAAGACAGTAACGGCGCTCAAAAGCTGCAGGACTTGCAGCGTGGAGAGCTTGCAGATTCGCCCACTATTAACTTAATCAATGTTCAGGGTATTAACGATGTCACGGCTGAGGCTGTGCCACCTGTTAGCGCCTATGTGGATAAAGCGGTTTATGTTTTAACGGTTGTGAGCACAAACACCGGGGCGGTGACGCTGGATTTTGGTGCCGGTCCAGCGCCAGTTGAAAAGAATAATGGAGACGCTTTGGTTACTGGTGACTGGCCAGCGGGAAGTATTCAGCGGGTTACTTATAACGCCTTTAGTAGCAGATTTGACACACTGACATTCAGCACTGTTGAAATCAACAATGAAATAACACAGATAAAGGCAGACTTGCTTAAAACGCTACCTATAGGATGGCCATTTCCAATATTTTCACATATTACTGGTGTTACAGTTCCATCAAATGCTGGCGATGAAAAATATATCCTTTTAACAGCGGGAGAGTCCGGCGTTGGTGAATATAACGAGGGACTATTAACCAGTGAGTCCGTAAGTGGTACATCGCCTAATATCGCTGCCACAGCTGTCATATCCCACGCTGAAAGCCCTATGGATGGGCAAACAGTTCCATTAATTAATACATCGCGCCCATTCATTCGACCAGGGTCGTCAGGTGCAGAACAATCAAGCCAAAATCTATCTCACACCCACACCTATCCATTTCGACAGACTGTATTGGAGGCTGCAACCATTTATCCCGGATCTGGCTCAGGAGCGGCTAACACCGGCACGACAGCTTCTAGTGGCGGCGATGAGTCACGCCCTAGAAACATAGGTGCAACCTATTATATGAGAATAGCATGAGTTTACTAAAGAGTCATACCAAAGAAGATGAGAAAAACCTTTACAAGTTTGTCACTGAGTATTACCGGTTAATTGATGGCAGATTGGTGTGGTCTAAGTCTAGGGGTAGAGCGAAAGTAGGTAGTGATGTCGGATCTATAAGGCCTGACGGCTATGCCCATACCGTTATATTTGGACGATACTATTTTATGCATCATTTGGTTTGGCTGTTTTTTAACAAGGTCTTACCCACAAAACATATAGACCACATTGATGGGAACCCTTTGAATAATTCAATTGAAAACCTAAGACTGGCGGACCAGTGGGAAAATAGAGCAAACGCTAAACCTCCAAAGATAAGGGCCATTCCAATGGGTGTGCATAAAACGCAGTCAGGAAAATACATGGCGATATATAGAAATAAGCACAGAGGGACGTTTGACAAGATCGAGGATGCTCATTCGGCATACATTGATGCCAAAAAAACAGCTATCTGTGGACATATTTTTGAAGAGAGGACCGCATAATGCCTTACATGAAAAATGACACGATAAGCCAGTCAATGATTGATGGTGGTATTGAAATAAGCGATGCTCAATATCAGTCTCTGCTTGCGGCTAAATTGGACGGTAAACCCGTTACAGTGCGCAATGGCGAACCCTTTATTCATAGCGGTGAAAAACGAACTGTTTACCGACTGTTTGAAAATATTGTCGAATCACAAGAAATATTGACCGAGGATGAGACTCCTTCTGGGTGGCAGGATGAAATTCCTACGCCCGCACCGGAACCGATAACTCAAGTGAGTCGCGCACAGGGAACGGCGCAGCTAAAAATATCAGGCTATTGGTCCACTGTGATTGCACTTGTTGATGCTATTCCAGATCCCACAACAAAAATAATTGCTGAGCAGGCTTTATATGCAGCAAATACATGGCAGAAAGATAGCCCGACAATGCAGCTACTTGCTGGTGAAAGCGGTTTAAATCTGACTCAGCAGCAGTTTGACGATTTGTTTATAAACGCAAGCCAGATACAGCTTTAACCACCAACCACCCTCACCAAACAAACCCGCCAAGTGCGGGTTTTTTATTGCCCGGAGTTTCACATGAATCTATGCCTAGACCTTGCATTAAACTGGAGAGGTAAGCGCTCGTTCACGCCACCAACAAACACACCCATAGCCTTCCAATCCCTAACGGCAAACGGCACAAGTGGCACGGTTTCAACCACGCAATTAACAGCCACGTTTGATATTGATCCGGGTTTAAACACTTCAAATTTTGTTGTGACAGGTGCGAGCAAGGGTGTTGTATCGAAGGTTGGGGCTGTTTATACGGTTAATATTCACACTATAACGGTTGAAGATGGGCAGGGCGTTACACTGGATATTATCAATGTTCCTTCAGGCTTTACGATTACACCTCTGTTTAGAACCGTGGCGGTTAATGTTGCTCCAGCCTCTAGTCTGTTCCCAACGCCAAGTTACACCCAGGCATGGATGAGTGAGATCGTCACTCGACCACAAGATAACGATGGATGGACGATTTTATCTATATCCGCAACAAGTCGCGTTATGTACGTATCTGAATCGGGTGATGATGGCGCCGCTACGCCATACATTTATGGTGACGGCTCAGCGTTTACAGACTGGTTTGCCGATGAGGGGCAGGTTGCTTATAGAACGCATCAAGCGGCTATCGCTCAGATGCGCGAAGGTGAGAATGATGTTGTATTGCTTCGCTATGGCGATTCATTTGAGCAAACAGGAGAAATAAACAACTTGCCAGCAGGTAAAAGCCTGCTTGAAAGTCATATTATTACTGCTTATGGGAATCCGGCACTTGGCAGGCCATTTATTGCCTTTAAGAAGCAGGGTAGTAATTCAACCATGTTTGATAATGTTACTCAGGTTGGACAGGTTGGAAGGGGTGATAACTTCATAATTGCCCATATCCACGCATCTTGTACGGTAAGGGACCCATCAAGCCCTGATTTTGCTGGATGGAACAACGTTGCAGCAGCAAGCTTTTATTTTTCCTATTCTAATGCGCCAACAATGTACAACACCCTAATTGAAGGGTGTCGAATGGATTGGTTTAGTGTTTCAATAAACACATCGTCGGTCGTAGAAAACTTTCATGAACGTAGAAACACATTCTATAGAAACTATGGCAACTTTGCTGTTGGTAGTTACGGTCAGAAAACAAGGTATTTACAGCAGGAAAACCTTTTTTATCACTGCGGTTATTATGACAGGTATGACGGAACTGATAATACGTTTGCATATTCTGGTCAATTCGTTGATGAGTTAGCTACAACATTAAGTGGCGCTGCTGAAACGCAAGTTGTGTTTACAAGAACCCTGCCGAGCAATATGCCTGATGGCGTCTATATTTATGTTACAACGGATGGCGCTGTTGAGGTAGAGATTGAGGTTTTAAGTTATACAGGATCAACAATAACCATTCCCGCTACAGATTTTTCAGCCGATAACGCTACAGCAGGAAATCAGGTTAGAGTAAGGTTGTATGGTGGCGTGTTCACAAGCCACTCAAGCTATGCATTACAGCCAAAAAAATACTACTGCGTTGATAACGTATCTATAAACCCATCATCAACCCACAATAAAAACATTAATGATGATGATGACCTACTGAACGCATATGACTGCGCATATACAGGAAATCTTTATGTGGGTGGTGAGATAGGTATTGAGGCGAGAGGTAACGTATCAAGCACATCCCTGCCTAGGTTCGGTCGCTTTATAGTCGGTGATAATGTTTTCGCTGGCGTTGGTCAAAACAAACCAACCAACCGGGGGCTTTCATGGCCCATGTGGTTCCAAGACCATGAAGATTTAGATGCTCAATATAATTGGGTTTCTACCATATTCACTGATGCGGTAGTAGATGATAGGAGAACTGTTTTATTAGGCGGTCTATTTACCGACTCGGATGTTAAATACAATATCTTTGAAGGTACAGAATCGACTATCCAAGAGTCCGGCATTACAGCGGGACAGTCTATAGCGGTTTATGGAAACGCAATAAATGAAACTGGTTATGTTGAAGCAACGAGAGACATAGACTCCTACATGACTGAGTTTCATAGCGGTGGAACAACTGATGATTTTGCAGCGCTACTTTTGCCAAGGCATAAAGGTAACTGGATAACATTAGATCGCGATGCTCACTCATACATAAAAGAGGGGTTTAGGTTTACTGACAAAGGCATAAATATAATAGATCAAGCAGAAAACCAATTAGCTCGTGAAGGTGATGACGCTGTGTTTTCTATTAATGCCTACATAGAGCCAATAGACGCATATCAGTGGTATAACTCACCCGCCAATACTCCGGTAAGTGGCGCGACTTCAAGGCTTTTAACCTTATCAGCCGTATCTCTTGCAGATAACGGGGATCAATACTACCCGATTGTTAGTAGCAATAAAGGTAGCGTCACAGGTACGGCTGCAACCTTAACAGTTGAAGAGGCGATACCGTATGTAACATTCAACGGCGTAGATTCCTATGCGTCCATATCTCCAGACATGATAGTTCGTGATGGAGTAACTGGTATAGGTGATTGGGTGCAATTTGAGGTTAAGACTACAACAGGTGGAATAGTTGTAGGCGAATCTGGTAGCGCGGACGCAAGGGTAGAAGTTAATGCAACAGGCGTCATCGTTAGAACGTGGATAAGCCCCACTACGTTTAACTACCCTAAAACCGGACTGCTGGATGGAAACTGGCACACCATTAAAATTGAACGTGATGCTGCTGATTCATTCTTTGCGGTTATTGACGGAGAAACAATTGCCCAATCCGGCACAACATCCATCACTGCAAATATCAGGGTTAATCGGGTTGCGCGCAGAGGCACAATATACACCAACGCATCTGTTAGAAACTTAACTGTATCAGGATCTGTATTAACCACCTACGCAATAGATTCGGGAAGCACAACAACTGAGGCTGCAAGCGTAGGTACTGGAACAATGACCTTCGTTAATGTGATATCTGGTGATTGGACCTAGTTTCTAATGTAAGCCATATCAAGCCGCCTCAGGGCGGTTTTTTATGCCTGGAGTAAAGCATGAATAGATTGGCAAAGGTTGGTGGTTTATCGCTGGCATCCATCCCTTTAATGGTGTTTCTGGCGTTATGGGAGGGCGGTAGTGAAGGTATGACCGTTTACGCCGATAAGTTTGCAGGCGGACTGCCTACAGCGTGTCACGGTATCACTAAGTACGTGACAGATGAGCCGGTTATTGTTGGTGAATACTGGCCAAAAGAAAAATGTGATCGGGTGATGAGTGTTGCGTTAACTAAAGTTCAGCTGGAGCTGCTGAGCTGTTTAACGCATGAGCCACCACAAGGCGTGTTTGACGCTGTTTCTTCATTAGCTTGGAACGTAGGCGCGCCCAAGGCATGTAAGAGTCAATCAGTGCGTCACATTAACCGTGGTGATTATTTGAAAGGCTGCAAGTTACTCGCAAATACATTCAGCGGTAAACCAAACTGGTCTTATGCGAGTGGAAGGTTCATTCAGGGGCTTTATAACCGCAGGCAAGCTGAGCGTGACAACCTTTGTTTAGCGGGTCTTTATGAATAAATACATTCTTATCACCGTTGCGTGCCTGACGTTCGTTGCAGGCTGGCAAATACAAGGCTGGCGGATGGGTGAGCAGATTGCTGAGTTAAACGCCAGAACAGCAGAAACACTGAAAGCAATTACTGTGACTGCAGCCAATAAACAATGGGAATTGCAAGATGAACTCGATACTAAACAGGCTAAATGGGCAGTTGTTGAGGCTGAACAATATACTTTACTGCGTGATGCAGAGAAGCAAAACAACCAGCTTCGTGCTGATGTTGATGCTGGCCGTAAGCGGTTGCGCGTCAACGCAAGCTGTCCAGCCAGTAGCGACAACATGCCCGAAACCGGATCCAGTGCCAGCGTGGATAATGGAATCGCCCCCGAACTTAATGCAGATGCTCGACAGGATTATTATTCCCTCAGAGACGGAATTGAGCGAATAACCAAGCAACTGCTCGCGTGTCAAGTCAGGTTAAAGTAGCTTTCTTCGAATACCTATTAGCCCTAATAATGAGGAAGCAAGAAAAAAAATACTTGCAGGCAAGGGGACGGCTGATGGGGTTACGCTCCATGAGACCTCTGTATCTATTCCAGATGCAAACGCCAAGACACTGAAATAATATTCTTGGTTATTGATTAGGTTTAACCAGGTCGACCCACTCAGGGCGGTTGTGGAATAAGAATCTAGGCCTGAAGAAATGGATATGGCCTTTGAAGGATTCGGGCCTATTACAGACCATGAAAACAAAGCTGATTGACTCGGGCCAAAATATTTTGTGTATAGCTGAACAAAAACAGTTTCATTATGTAAGAAAATTTCGCCATTTTCGGTAAAGTAACCTGGAGATGACTCACCATAACAAGTTTCATCAAAACATCCGCCAATACTGTCTCCAAATGGGGTTGAGTCACCCCATATAGCAATAAAAGCAGAATGACTGGCCGATGAGAAAAATAAAAAAGATAAGAATAGGATAGCTTTCACGGGACTCCCTCCATAGAAGTGTGATAGAGATCACAAAATATGATCCCTTGCTATCCTAAGTCAAAATTATTTACTTCATAGTGAGGATATTCATTGCCTTTGTTTTTATCTCGTCAATACGCGAATTATGCACTGCAAAATAATTGGTGGTTCGCCTTGGGTACTGGTGCGAATCGATAAATGCCTCAAGACTTAAGCCTTTTGCTGAGTGCGGTAAACGGTTTGGGATGAACAGCTGATAGCCAAGTGATTCAAAGAACTGCCACATAGCCTCTTTGGTATAACCCAGTACCTCACTTGGCCCGGACTCAAACATGATCACAGGTTTACATCTTTCAATCAGTTTTACACTGCCACGTAAAGCGCCAAGCTCTGCACCTTCAATATCAATCTTGATAACGTCAACATCATTGCGGTCAACTAGGTTGTCCACCAGGTTCATTTCAACGGTAGTTTCCCGGGAGTTTTTCATCTTATTAAGCGAGCTGTATCCGCTAAGCTTTTGATCGATAAAAAATCGGGTAAGGCCAGTGCTGTCAGACACGGCGCACTCATAAACTTCAACATCCTTGAATTTGGATGAAAGTTTTTTGGCCTTATCTGGTATCGCTTCAAAGGCAATTATTTTTGATGGACTGGAATGCGCTTTAACCTCAGAGATAATAGATCCGATGTGCGCGCCTATATCGACAAATACCTTATCAGTATCGCACAGCCTGACCACCAGAAACGTGGAAAGGTGATCGTTCATGACAGTGCCAACAGACAATGAACGTTTATTGGCCTGAGTTAATAATTCGGCTTTCGTGCGTAGTCTCAATAAAACACCATCAAATCCTGTACCAACCAGCATTTCCTTAAGCATCGTTTTCACCTTTTAATTAATAATTTTTGGCGAAAGCGAAAAGTAAAACTCAGTCCGAAACCAACACGTAACCCATTGTTTTTATTATGCCGAAAATGCCATTTTTGACAGTAGCTAAAAACGGTGTAAAATCACGCCCCTAGTAGGTTTGCGCGTTTTACCGTACCACCTTGACATGGTGGGGGTCGATGGTTCGAATCCATTCGTGCCTACCAATTTACCCTATATAATTCAGTAAGTTGGCAGTGTTTTACTTTTCGTCTTTCACTAAAAATAATAAAGAATAATATAGAAATAATATACTACTGTATTATGCAGCAGTTTTTTCTAGCAATTCTGGGTTTTCGTAGATATTGCCGATCACTTCCCCAAAAAATCCGTACAGCTTTACTGTGCTTGTTTTTGTCTTATAACCAAAAGATGCGTGCTTGGGTAGCCATTCAATTACAGAAACCGTTGCACCCTCAGAGATAAAGTCGCCCTCATAAATCTCAACGCCGTTTTTATCTTTTAGTCCAGTTTTTTGCGTTATTTCAATATTCATTAAATCCTCAACACTTGGTGTACACAAAAGCGTGCACTCTCCAAATATTGAGAAGTCAATAAACGTCAAGCTTTCAGGGTTGCTGGCCCCATACCACTCGTTGCGCTGCTTATCCCAAGCCCTTAGCTTTATATTTCTCATCCCGTCACCTCAAGCCTCTTTAATTTCTTCATTAATTCGCGTTAAATATTCCATAGCAGTCTCAACCATAATCACGTTTGTTTTATCTGCCGCCACAGCTTGGTTATATTTAAACACCTCCCACACCCTGCCAGTGGTGATGCATGTGCAAACCCAGCTTCCAGCGTTTCTATCAATCATTTTTATTTAACTCGTAGCGAATGTCGTCAGCGATAAACCCATTTGAATAGCCATTTTTAATAGCCTCATCCACAATAAACTCGATCGCGTAAAGCTTGCTTTCTGCCTTACAGGCCCGTTTTGATAATTCATCAACTAAAGCGGTTACGCCGCTATGTAGTTCGTCAATGTCTTTGTTTTTGATTTGCTCATCAGCTTTTCTCTCCATTGGGCTGTCAATTGATTCGTTAAGCATTTTGTCTGTATTCCATTCATGCGCATTATCCATATCAATATTCACATTAATATCTCCAAAATAGTTTTTTACATAAGTATTTTTATATATCAGGTAACCGATCAAGGTCGCTCAAAAGCGCTCAATAGCGCTCAATCATTTGCTTAAAATCTCCGGCATTTCAATCCTAACCCATTCAATATGCCGATCCAGATAATCTTGCGTGGTTTTCTCTTTACGATGACCACGCAATAACTGGAGCTGCTTCGTTGTCCATCCTTGTTTTTCCCGTAACGATTCACCTAATGCCAGTAGCTCATGAAACGTTGGCGGGTTTTCCATTTTAATGCCGGCCGCTTCTCTGGCTTCGGCAAATCCATCACTAATTTGTTTAACCGATAACTGCATCGAGTGTGTTTTTTCTTTTGACTCTTTACGCCGTTGCCGTGGTTCGTGGACCAGGTAAGGGCAGGCGTATTCATCACGGCAATTACGCACAATATCATCAAGCGTTTTAGCGCCTGCAGCAGAGTAGGCCACTGGCAATGATGCAGGTATTTCAATATTTGAGTTATTGCCATGCTTGCGGGTTTTCTGAATCACGACTCGGTAAAAATCACCTTCTTTACTATCAAATCGCCACTTCTGGATATCACTACGGCGTTGCAGAGCGTTCAGGGATAGCTCCATAGCGTTCTTTATGGCAAAGCTTGCATGGTTGTATATCAATTCGTATTGCTCAAGCGTAAGCGGCTGACGTTTGGTTTTATCCATGTCGCGCTTTACTATTTTCTCAGCAATGTTATCAGGGTATTTTTCATCTGAAACCGCTTGCCGGAAAATCATCACCAGCAAGGTTCTGTGTTTGTTGTAAACCTCTGCTGTTGAGCGCGTGTTTAAGTATTCTGCTATATGCGACTGGCGTATGGTTTCAAAACCATGATGGCCTAATTCGGCAATAAAGGTTTTAATCAAGCGTGAATATTCCCGTACGGTACTATCTGATAATGGCTGACCGTTTACCCGTTTTTGGGGAATGATTTCGTCGCGGAAATATTCAAGGTATTCTGAGAATGAACCGGCAGGCTGAACGACTTTGCCAACTAAACCAGGGTTTTGTTTCAATAACTGCTGTAATTGCTTCGCCGCTTCAATGGCTTCTTTTCGGTCAAAACCAAAACCGTGATACTTGCCAGTGATAGGGTGCTTATACTGGTAATAGTTACGCTCACCACGTTTCTGAACATACAGGTTCAGTCCGGCTAAGTCTTTATTCCCGCGCTTTCTAGGCCGTGGCGTCATTTCTCAGCACCTTTGAAACCAAGTGATTTGCTGGCTTAATCTTATCCAGATCAACATAGTACATTCCACCGATAATTTCACCTTGAATTTCGCCGTTATCAATCCATTTCTTAATAGTGTTCACAGATGGCCGTGAGCCTTCCGCAAAGCGTTTCTTCCTGTAGACTGATACTTTCATTAAGGGCATTTGTCAGTCCTTATTCAATTTAGGCGTGATACTAGTTGCGGATGAGAATTTAATGCGTTTTCTATTTCCTTCATATCAGGCGCATTAAAAGAAACCTCGCTTATTCGCATGAAGTTATAACCATGCTTGTGCGGGCATCTGCCGTAGAAAAGCGCATAAGCATCACCGTGGGGCTCAATCGAAAATCTATCATCACACCGGCATGGCTCAAAAAAAGTACTTACATCTCTATCATCCATATCACTTACCCTCTAGGTTGTTTGCGTATTCTTCGGCAGCTTCGTCAACTGTTGATCGGCCTTCGGCGCTTGGATTTCCTTTAATGACTCCAGCAATAAATGCTTCTTTTCTTGCCGTTTTCAGTTGCTGCTCAAGTTCGGTGATGCGTTGTTTTAATTCACTATATTCAACTGAGGAAACAAGCGCTTTGGTAACCCGAATATCTCTATCAGTAACGAATCGGCTGTCAAGAATTTTTATAATTTCACTCATCCCCATCACTCCCCATTGGTTTGTTGTTTTCCATACTTACCATGAGGCAAATCAATAATGTCTATTTCAATAATGTCGCCTGTTCGAGTGCCGTGTTTATTTAAAAACGCATGAACTACTTCTGCATCCCGCGCCGCTAAAGATTGGGCGGGGGTTTCGTCATAAATATCTCTGACATCAGACTTTGACTCGCCACCAGGTAGCGCGTGTATTGCAATTAATACTGCTTTTTCAAGTCTCTCAATCCTCGCAGCCTGTTCAGCGTTTTGTTTTTGGAGCTGGTCTATTACTTTGCTGTTGTCTGTTTTTATTTCCATCATTCTTCTCCATTCAGTGCTGCTATTGCTTGGCTTTGGTGTATGCGGGCGCATGAAATACTTGATCGTATCCGCCAAAACAATAGATGGCGGCTCATCTTCTAAATCACGGTAAATTGGTTTGCCGTCTCTCTCTCCTAGCCACTCTGCAATAAACCAGTTGTTTAACTCTTCAACCTCAAATGTCATTTCAACAGTTTCTCCGACTCTTGGAGACCACTCACACAACTGCTTCTCATCAGTACATTCGGTTATTTTGTTTGAGGTCATCAATCTAATTCTCCGTGAACATAGGATTCAATGCGCGCCGCAAAAACCTTGCTGTTAGGATGATGCAGTTTTGAGATCACGTCATCAGTCAGCGGCTTAGGTTTTATCCAGCCTGAATCGATTAACTTATCTAACCTTGCATCATCAGTGTGGCTACCAATAAACCCAGCCATTGATAATGAATTTCCGAGGTCAACCCGCAGAAATTCACGCCTCTTTTCGGCTTCTGTTTTGATTTGACGGAATATGTTGCAGCCTATAGATATTGCCCACTCTAAATCTTCGTGGTAGCCAATAATTAGATTGTCTCCAACATACCTGGCTACACTTTGCTTCCACATTAAACTATCTTGTTGAGGCTGTTTGAACTCAAACTCATCCCCAACCTCAGGCACCCATTCATTATTTGATTTAGTCATTAGCTGTCTCCAATCTATCTGCCAATTTGCGTTCTCTGATTTCCATGCGATCAACGGAAATATCTTTGCTTGCATCAATACCGATTCTGACCTGATTGCCATCTACCTCTAAAACCCTTACAACAACGTTGTCATTGATGCGTAATGATTGGCCTGGTGTTCTGTATTCGGTTTGCATCAGTTGATTCCTTGTTGTGCGTTCATTTCGTAAACAGCCATTTAATTTCTGGATTGCCTTTATAGTTTTTGTCGTACACATACCAGCCATACCAGACGCTATTAGCTGTATATTCACGGTCAACGCCTTTCGTGCATGAAACCCGATTAGCCATTGAATAGAATGTTTTTAACGGCCATTCCTTTTCATTGTGCTTACGGCTTCTATCTTTGGTTTCCAGCACTGTTGCCCGGTTAAACATGATTACGTGATCACAAAGCGTTAAGGCGTGATCAATGAATTCTTCGGTCAATAGGAATGGCGGATTAAAAACCAAGCAAGAAGCAAGATGTGCTGTATTGGTCAGTAAAAAATCCTCAACAAGTGCAAAGTTTTGATAGTCAACGATGTCGGCAGCAGTGCATTTTTTCCCGTGCGTGTTGAGAAAATTAGCTATTTCGCCCAAGCCGTTGCATGGATCGTGGTAATGACGGAATTGATCAAATATTCCAGCAGCCCAAGCAGCCTCTAAAGCCTCAATAGGTGTGTTATATAAATCATTGCTGCTAGTAACTTCTTTTCTTGCTGTATTTGGTGAGGCCATTGCCTTATTCCTTAATTATTCCTTACACCCTTTAGCCCCATTTAAGGGGCTGGTTGTTAATCGGGTTTTGGTTAAATTCTCAAACTTGCCTTTGCAATTGCTCCTTCTTCTCCGAATCGTCTTATCCAGTGTTTAAGCCTGTTCCTTTCTTCGTAATACGGGTCAAGTTTTGGTATATCAAACTGGTCAATCTTGCTTTTCATTTCAGGCTTTCTTTTATTAACCAGCCTCCGCATTTCTGCTTTACGTTCTGATTTAGGCAGTTCAGCAATAGCTATTGCGTTTACCCGGCCGTATCTCAACACCCATGATTGAAAGGTGTTTTTGTTTATTCCTAAATGCGCTGCCAGGTCATCTCTTGAATACTTTTTGCCTTTGTATTTGTAAGTGCAGTAGGTTGGGGCTTGGTTGCTGTTTTCGCTCATATCAACCTCTAAAATGGTATTTCATCAATGCTTAGCTCAGTAACCTTTAGGTCATTAAGCTCAACACTTGCCAGCTGACAAAGCACATGGAACTTGCCACCATGCATTCTGGTAAGTCGAATAGATTCTTCTAAGGCGATCTGATAATTAGGGTGCTTGAAAGTCGGCGTTGTTCTATCACTACCTTCTTTCCAAACCATGAAGAATTCAGGGCGATTTATTTGGTTGCTCATGCTGCCACCCCATACTTTTTCTTAATGCTGTCAGCGAAAGCGAAAATCTCTTTTTCTGATTCTTCTGATTCGTTGAAGGCGTAGACGATTGAGGCGATAGCTTTAAGGTGCTTGAGTGGATAACCTTCCTCTGTCATGTACCGGACGATTGAATTGATTTCAGCATCAAGTAAATCAGCATTAACAATGCCGCTTAATTCGCCGCCAGACTTCTTGTTATCCATCACGGCATTAACCTGTTGCTTTAGTGCTGGCTTTTCGCTGGCTTTCACTGCCGCCTGTGCTGGCTTGCTGGTGTATTCAGCTTCAAGTAGCTCAGCTTCTGCACGTCGAGCCGCCTTTGCAGCTTCTTCCTGCCGAATACGTTCACGCTCTGCTTCAAGGCGTTTTTCTTCGGCTTCTTTATGGTCAGCAATGCGAGACTTAACCATTGCCGTAAAATCATCGGCCGGTTTGAATAAGTTCTGCTGCAGGTCTGCAAATAAGAATTTGTGATCAACCGCTAACTCGTTAAAGACTTTCAGGTTCGCAGCACCTTCATCGGCTTGCTGACTGATGGCAATTTTTGCATTAGCCAGGCAGTCATTAGCTGCTGATTGCAGAGACTCAATTGTTTTTTTGCCCTTCATAGCTCCAGCAAAATCAGTGTTGTAAACGGGCAGGGTATAACCATCTAACTTAGCCTGCTGAGTCTGAATGTGATTATTCAGGTCATGCTGTGCTTTGTTGATGATTTCCTGACGGCGACGCTCTTTTTCAGATGTGACCTTTTTGTCGGTCGCTAAACGTGCCTGACGGATTTCCTCGCCAATTTGTTTCAGGTCTTTGATAAACGCATCAATATCCGATACCTCGCCAATGACCTGTTCAGATAAGGCTTTAATCTTTGTTTCAGCGTCTGAAAAGGTTTTAACCAGTGTCGCAGCTGTTGCAAAATCATTATCCGTTACAAGCGATTCCTGTGATTTTTCAATCAACTTTTTGGCTTGTGTTTTGAATACTGTTAAATCGCTTTGCAGTGCCAGCCCATTCATTTTGTACGTGATAGCAGGTAGGTCGCGAATAACCTCAGACTGCGCCTGAACCGTCTGCTTGATTTCGCCATTGGCTAGTTTGGTTTTGTAGGCTTCTAAATCTTCATCAAACTGTTTCCAGGCGGCATAAAGCTTTTTCACGTCATCAAAGCTGTATTTCATTTCAACGCTAATCGTATTTTCTTCTGTACCATCAGATACGGTGTAAATAGCCAGCTCAGCGCCGGACACTTCCATTTCCTGCACCACTTGCCAGTAATCGCACTCAGGCACGATTTGATTGCTTACGTCAACGGCTTTCTGCTTGTTCCACTGCTTACATTCCCATACGATAGACCGGTCAAAATTCAAACCATCAAAACTTGAATAAAGGTATTCGTCATCGGTTTTGCCAACCATTGGGAATAACTCATCTTCAATACGGTCTTCTATGATAGGGCGGGCAATAGCCTCGACTTCATGACCACGATCAAGTACATACTTTTGTACAAAATCTGAAAACTCTTGGTCGGTTGCTGTTGCTTTCATGTGAAGTAGTTCGTCACGTTTCACATTAGGATGCACACCCATAATCATTGATGCTTCTGACGCGTTACGGTGAAGGTGGCGATCGGCTTTCCATTCTTCCGAGCCTTGCTGTTGCTTAATTACGATCATGGTTGTTCTCCTTTGATATCTGCTTCAAGGTCGATGTACACCTGTTTTTGATCGTCATTCATGGTGTACTTGCTTTCGATAAGGGCGATGATTTCATAGGCGGTTTGCGTGCCTTCAGCAATCGCTTTGCTGTATTTAGGGAAATTGGCATCAAAGCGTTTCGCTTCGTATACAGGCAATTCCTGAGGCTGATGATTTACCGCTTTGCGGTCATCAACTACGGTGTATTCAGCGTCAAGCGTTTTACCTTCCATTTCCTCAGCAGTAGGTGCTGCCCCAACTTCTGGCCAACCTTTACGTAATGCTTGGGCTTCGGTACATTTCGCAATCTGTCCGCGTGGACGTTTACGCCACATAGCATTTGGCGCTGTTGATTTGCCCGAGTCGGTGGCATAGTTTTCTTCCCAGTATTCTTTGGCCACAAAGGAAACGATTTGATCGCCTACTAATTTGTGAGCTGTAACCTTGCACCACTCAGGAAATGAAACCTCAACCGCATTACCGTTTTTATCGGTTAGCGTTTTAGTGACGATTGGACCAAACTCAGGCTCACTGATACCAGCCATGTTTTTTGAGCGGTCAGCTTGGATACGGTAAAGGCCGATACCTGGCATAACCACATCACGCCATTCATAATTGCCACTCACTGGGTTTTTAGTGTTCATTGGCACGGCATGTACTGGCTTTTGCATCACATCAAGTCCAGCGGCATTGCAGTAATCAATAATCATTGATATTGATTCACTTTTAACGCCGACATAAAGTGACTGGCCAAGAACGGCAATAAGCTGCTCTTTATGTATTGCCGGTGAACTGTCTTTATTGTTCGTTTTGGCTGGTGCGTTCATCACTAACTCCTTCCTGGTTATCCAAATTTCCGAAAATCTCATAAAAGGCCAGGTTTGTTTTTTCACCTGCGCCGGGTAATGGTTCTGCTTGTTTCTCTAAAGTAGGTTCTGCCATAGCTATTCCTAAAAATATTGCTGCTAAAAGTCCTAGGTCGCGTTTTGTGGTGGTCATTTGTTGCAGGCTTTTCTGAGCGCTTGCTCAACCTCAACACCGATATCGCTCGATCGATACATTGCAAACTCTGATTTAGCTTCTGAGTGCACACTGTAAAGCGCTGAATACAACTCCCGAGCCACATCAGCAGGAACCCATTCCACTATTTCTGGATAGCCAACCATTTCTTCTGAGCAGTAGGTTTTCATGGTTGTTTTTCCAGTTCTGCGAATAATGCGTTGGCATCATGTACAGCGTCTTTCGCTATATCCCATCTATTACTTAGCGGATTGGCAATTCTTCTGGCGGCCATCATGTGGATAGCTGCTTGCTCACGCTTAGTTAAGCCTCCGTACAAATCACCGCCATTCACTTGGTTTGGCATGGCCGGTAAATCGGCATTGCTGGTGGTCATGATTTATCTCCAGTTTTATTAATCTTGCTCGGGTGCGGGCCAAGCCCAGCCGTGTACAAAATTAAGTCCTCTGATCCAGCATCTTTTTGTGCATCTGGGTGCATAACGACCATCAACCCGCCAAAAGCTTGGGAGATTAAGCCGTTCTTGCTTGCTATCTCTGCCACCTGCTTATAAGCCAAATCTCTCTGCTCGTCGGTTGGCCTGTTGTAAGTTTCCATATCAAAGCCCCTCATAAATTTTGGTAGCTGCCAGTTCGTCGGCAGCGTTTAGCTTTTCAAGCAGGTTTTTGATGTACTTGCCACGTATGTTGTGACGCTTACCGTTCAGCATGCACAGGCCTGTTGAAGGCCAATAACTTAGGCGTCCTCTTGGTGTTTCTCTGTACCAGTGATAGGTGGTGTGTTTGCTCCAGCCTGTGTCATCAGCATTTTTTAAACGCTTTTCTTTGCGTTCTTTTTTAGCCTCTTTCATATCTCTAAATATGTCGCCCATATCGCCCATCACAAATCTCCTTTTCTTGATTCCAAAGCTTCGATACGGCGATCAAGTTTTGCTTCTTCTTTGCGTGCCAGCAGAAACGCTTCTAGCTGCTCTCTAACTGAATCTGTATATTCATCATCCAGAACAGCCCAAACATTGCCGATAACGCAGAAGTGAACCTTAGTGACCTCTAAATCATCACCGCTGTTATAAGTAACAATTGCAGGGAAATCTTCACCACCAAGATTGATGTCCATATCTTCGGTAAAGCCGGTTGAGTCTATATTTGCAAAAGCAGCAGAACCCATCACAGCACCCCCAGCCATTTGCAAACGACATAAAACAGCAGACATGCAAACGAAGTTAAGGCGAGTGCGTCACCAGCCATTTCAAGCAATGTTTTAGGAGGTCTAGCCGCTGGATATTCGGTAGAACAATCACCGACTTTGTATGTTGGATAAATCTTTGCTGACTTCATGTTGTTTTGCTCCCGTAACCGTTGTTGGTTTCAGTCCTGACCGGCGTTGCCTTGGGGCTTAAGCCTGTCAACCGAAACCGCTGAGTCTTACGTTTTGCAGGATGCTTCGGCTCACACTCGTCATTGCCTGCGTTTCGGTGACTGTTGGGAGAATAATATACGCAAACGTATACATATGTCAATACGGAAACGTATATAAATTTCATATATGCAATAAATAACCCGCAGGGCGGGATAATTATTTATTGCAGTGGTATGGTAATAGCTGCGTGTGGTTTGTCTTTGGCTGTATTGAGTGAGGATTGATGAATGAAAAAACGGAGTGCATTTTTATTATCTGTATTCTTATGTCCCGCTTTTGCAGGCGAATACAAAGAAATTACGATTGACGACTGGACTGTCAGACAAAACGAAAATATTAGCGTATCAATCGACGCGACAAATGAGGGCGTTAAGTCCAGTATTTTTGTTAACGATTATAACAACGACATAACGATTAGAGTCTATGAACCTGGCTCCACGTACGGTGTAAATTGCGGTGATCCTTGCCAAGTTAATCTACAGTTTGATAATAAAAAGACAGTTTATTTTTCCTCGTCAGCGATGCAATTAAGGTCTGGGGAATTAGTGATCAACATAAAATCCAATGGATTAATTGAAAAATTAATCTATGAGTCAAAAATACTATCTGTTAATGTTGATTCAGACGATCTTCGGGATGTGGACTTAATATTTAATGTCGGTCAGTTTGATGTCAGCAGGCATTTAAGAAGAGATCCATTAATTCAGAAAAACATGAATGATGAAGTTGAAGTTTCGATAAGAAGTAATGAAACTGTGTATCTCGATTACGCGGCGGATGATTATAATGAGATTGACCGGGCGAGGATTATTTTTGTAGATAAAAATGGCGCAAGGGATGTTTTATTATCACTCGGCAGGGCAATAATCAAAGAAGATTTTCTTTGCATTCATCAATGCATGCTTGCAATAAAATTTGATGACAACCCATACGAAAAATACCTTGCAATATATGATTCACAACACTATACCTCTAGAATTTCGGGTTACTCTCTGACAGGCGTTGGCGAAGAAAGCAGGTTAATGATCCAATCAAACGGCTCACTTGAGGAGAAAATATCAAAATCCTCGACAATGAGGATAAGGGTTAATTTTTATGAAAATTATTACGCCGGTTCAAAAGAAAGCCATGAATACACTTTTAATCTAAATAAGTTAGATATTAATAATCTAATCCTTGATTATCATTCCGGTCTATAGGACCCAATTACCTTCCCACAAACAACCATTTCGTCATTAACAGGGATAAGCGGATGCCTTGTGTTTAGAGGTTTTAAATACAATTTTCCAGCGTCATGCATTAGCTCTTTGAAGGTGGCCTCGTTGGTTTCGGGTATTTTGAATATCCCACGCATACCTGGCAACACTTCTTGGTCTGGATCAATGATAATTATGAAACCTTCAGGGTATGTGGCTCCATCTGGGTTTGAAGAAGTCATTGAGTCACCAACTACTTTTAGCGCATAAGTATTAGGCCCTGCACCTTTGGCGCTCACTGGAACCCACCCATCAGCATCACCCGGCTCAAACATGTCCGGTGACTCGCAGAATTGACCAGCTTTTACCCACGAAATAATAGGTATTGGCTTAAACCTGTAGGCGTCGGTTAACCCATCAATATTACTTGATTCACCCTCTATTAAATCACCAATTAACTCTGATGAAGATCGGCCTAAAGCTTTAGCCAGCTTTTGAACAGTATCTTGTCTGGGGTTACTGCCTTTTAATGCCCGTTGAATAGTGGGCTGTGGAACGCCTGATATTTTAGCAAGAGCATATTGAGATAGCCCTTTCTCTGTCATTAACTTATCAAGATTGTCTTTAAATGCGGTCATGCATTGATTATACGTTGCCGTATAAATACAAAATAGCAACGTATTCGTATTGACACTATATACATAAACGTATATATTTTCCCCATGAACGCAAAACAAAAACTTAAAGCATTGGTTGATTTGGGGTTAAAGCAGGGTGACATAGCCGAGCGCGTTGGTGTGTCGCAAGCAACTATATCTCGAATCCTCACTAACAAGCATTCCGACATGAAGGCATCGACTTCGGATGCAATATCACTGATGTTTGACGAGCACGCAAAAACAAATAAATCAGCCGCATAACAGCTCACCTTCGGGTGGGCTTTTTTTGTGCCTGATGCGTTTTTGAAAGCTGATTTATCCATGACTCCAGATTAACCGAGCCATGACAAGAAAAAAATATTTAAGTTCCAGGAGTTCAAACAATGAATCAAGTTAAGTTAGCAATCTGGAGCACGACACACGAATACAAGGGCGGTAAGAACGGCGCTTTTCGTGAGCTTGCAGCCTTAATGGGTATCAGTGAGCAGGTTATGCGTAACAAAGCCTGCCCAACTTCTGATAACTCTCATTTCTCCCCTGAACAGCTTATAACCCTGCAAAACACCGCAGACGACTATCGCATTAACAATGCTATGAGACTGGCTGAAAAGCGCGCCGGAGCGACTGAGCGGGGCGTTACTGAATCCCTTCTGCATATCACGCACGAATTGGGATCAATGGCTCACATCATTACCGAGGCTGAGGCAGATGGTAAGTACACAGAACGTGAGAAAGCAGACTGCATTAGCCAGTTAAACCGAATTGAGAAAGCCTGCGAGCATTTAAAGCTGGCTATTCATCAGCAGGAAGCTGGCAAGTTGGTGAGGGCTGTTTGATGAGATTCGACATAAATGAATACATGCGACTGGTTGTAAAACCTGAAACCAGATGCATTGCTGAGCAATCCCTTGAGTTCGCTATTGAGCGCTTACCGCTTGAGAAAGCCTTTGAGCTTCATAAATACAGAACGCCTGCAAGAGTGGCCTTGATGGAGCTTAAGAACCTTAAAAAAGCAGGCTTCCCAGAAGATAAACGCACACCTGATAGTGAGTTCGAGATTGTCGTTAGAACCTTTATAGCGGCCTGGGAGCATGCCAAGAAGTATTGGCCTGATCAAGTGGAAAAGTACGACATGAGTAATTACCGCTTATCGGAGGATGCAGCTTGAGCAGAAAATCATTAAGTAAAAAAATCCGTTTTGATGTTTTTAAACGGGATGATTTTACATGCGCTTACTGTGGTGGGAAGCCACCTGGTTCAGTTCTTGAGATTGATCACATTGAGCCAGTATCTAAAGGCGGTGAAAACGATATTGATAACTTAATCACTGCTTGCTTTGATTGTAACCGTGGTAAATCAGATCGGCTTTTAACTTCAATCCCTCAAACCATTAATGAGAAAGCAGAGTTACAGCGTGAAAAAGAAGAGCAGTTAAAAGAGTTTAAAAAACTTAAAGCTGCAGTAAAGCGCCGAGCTACAAAAGACATAAATAAAATCGAGGAAGTATTTGAAACTTACTATCCTGATCGCTGCTTTACAGAGGAATTTAAAAACAGCATTCGTATTAATTTCTTACCGAAATTAGACGTTGATCAGCTATGCGATCACATGCATAAAGCCTGCCTTAAATGCGACTCACCAAGCAAGGTTATTAAATACTTTTGCGGCATTAATTGGGGCGTAATAAAGGGGCGCTACCAATGAGCATGATGTTAATGGTTTCTGCAATGCAACAAAAGGTCGGCAGTTCAACCAGGAAGCTAGTTCTTTTAAAGCTTGCAGATAATGCAAATGACAAAGGCCAGTGCTTTCCTAGTTACCAGCATATTGCTGACCAATGTGAAATATCAAAACGTGCAGCAATTGAGCATATAAAACAACTTGAAACTGACGGTTTCCTGATTATTAAGCGCAGAAAAACAGATAAAGGTAACACTTCAAACATTTATCAATTAACACTTAAACCTAGTGAATTATCTGCATCAGGGGTGGTGCAATATCTGCATCAGGGTAGTGCAGAATCTGCATCAACCCCTAGTGCAGAATCTGCACCCAGAATCAGTCACTCTTCTGAACCAGTCAATGAATCTAAGAAGAAAAATAATAAAAAAGAAAATCCCATTTTTAAAAAACCTTCCATCGAGCAAATAGCGGACTACTGCGAGGAAAGAAAGAACGGTTTAGATCCTGAGCAAATCTTTGACCACTACGAAGCTAATGGCTGGGTTAGGGGAAAAACAAAAGTTAAGGACTGGAAGGCCTGTGTACGTACATGGGAAAAAAGCAGTTCCGCATCAGCAATGAAAGAACAATCCAACCAATTCGCAGGATATCGCTAATGGAATTACTCAAAGACAGCGATTTCCTAGATTTCGCAGCACAGGAAGAAAGCCAATACATTTTTGACGCAAATGATTTTGCTGATATGGCGGTGAAGTCATTCGAGGATGGCGAACACATGTCCGGTTTGCAGCTTCCTTGGCCTAAAACGCACGAACGTTTTCAACTACGCCCTGGCGAAGTAACGCTATGGGCTGGCGTAAATGGTCACGGTAAATCACAACTGCTAAATCAAATCTGTGCACTGACAATGCCATCAGCCAAATGGCTTATTGCATCACTGGAAATGCCTGTACGTTCAACGATAAATCGCATGGTTAGGCAGATGGCTGGCTTATCAAATCCAACCGAAAGCTATGTCAGAAAAATCATGGAAACGACCAAAGGCCGTTTATGGATTTATGACCAACTAGACACGATACCAGCGCCCAGAATTATTGCCATGATCCACTACGCAGCAACCAAGCTTGGAGTTGAGCACGTCATCCTTGATTCGCTGGTCAAGTGCGGCCTGGGAGTCGATGACTACAACGCTCAAAAATCCTTCGTAGACAAGCTGTGTTGGGCGGCTAAGTCCAAAAACATACATATCCACCTTGTCCATCATGTTCGCAAGTCTGAGCGTGAAGGAAAAGTGCCTGACAAGTTCGATATCAAGGGCGCCGGAGAAATAACGGATCTCGTTGATAACGTCTGCATCGTTCACCGGAACAAAGACAAAGAAGCCAAACAGCGTGAAGGGAAACCGTTTGAGAAATTCGATCCCGATACATCGCTAATCGTAGCCAAACAACGGCACGCAGGCATCGAAGATAAGTTCGCCTTGTACTTTCACCCAGAAAGCCAGCAGTTCATCAGTAATCCAGATGCACAGCCATTTCAGGCAATCAGGAGCTAACCATGATCACAACTAACACCAGAACAAAAGACCCAGTATCAAGCCACATTGCTGGAATGAAAATGGAAATGGGTGGTGGTGCTGCAACGCAACGTGCTGGCGTATTAAAACGCCTTAAGCAATCCCCAAACATGACCAGTAAGCAATTAGGCGAGAAATACGCCCATGAGGGTTACGACAGATACGTGTTTGCACGTCGATTGCCAGAGCTTGAAGAACGCAAACTGGTTGCAGTCGTGGATTTTGGCAAGGGTAAGCAGATGATTTGGGGTGTGGTGTGATGTTTAACGCTGACTTCTACCCCACGCCAAGTAACTTAGCCACGCGCATGGCCTCAATGATTGATAAAGATTTTTGCAATCGAATTTTGGAGCCATCAGCCGGAAAAGGGGATTTGGTTCAGGCTGTAAAAGCGCGTTTTGAGCGTAGCTATCAGCCAAAGCTAAATGTTGATTGCATTGAAAAAGAACCCGAACTAAGAGCCTTGCTTACTGGTTCAGGCTACCGAGTAATTGACACGGATTTTCTGGCCTACACCAGCACTAAGCAGTACGACACCATCATCATGAACCCTCCATTTAGTAACGGCGATGATCACGTTTTGAAAGCGTGGGATCTGATTTACAACGGAGACGTGATCGCACTGCTCAACGCTGAAACCATCCGCAATCCATTCAGCAAGTCCAGACAGCTTTTAGTCAGCATTATCGAGCAACATGGAACCATTGAGTTTATCCAGGGCGCTTTCAACGATGCAGAGCGTAAAACCGATATTGACGTTGCCCTGGTTCACCTGAAAAAACGCAACAGCATAAACGCTGATTACTTCGGCGGAATGAAAGCGGCCGGCACTGAATACGAGCCAGCGATAAACGGCAATCAACTCGCTATCCCTGAAAGCAGAATTGAAAACATGGTCCTGGCCTATGACAACGCAGTGATGTCGAAACGCAAAGCGGTTATTGCAGAAGCAGAAGCCAGTTACTACGCGAATCTGATTGAGGGTAACGGCAGCGACAAAACCGAAATGGTTAAACAGTCACTCAATGACTTCGTTGAAGGCTTACGTAAATCAGCGTGGCGAACCGTTATCAACCTAGCTGACTTTCACAAATACATGACTGAGAAAGTACGCACAGAATTTGAAAGCCAGCTTGAAATTGTGAGCCAGATGGAGTTCACGGCGAACAACATTAAAACCTTCCTGAAAAACCTGATAGCCGATTATGACACGATTATCGAAGACTGTATTGAGGAAGCGTTTGACCTGATGACCCGATACCACGCAGAAAACAGAGTGCATATCGAGGGCTGGAAAAGCAACGATTATTTCTTTGTTGGTAAGCGTGTGATTTTGCCGAATATGTCTGACAGCTGGATGCTGGGCAATAAGGTTAAGTGGGAAAAGGTAAGGCAACTTGATGATATTGATCGGGCATTAGCGCATATAACCGGAAAAACCGGATACATCAAGGCCAGTGATGCTTTAAATGCTGATGATGTTGGTTATGGGAAAGCAGTAGAAAGTGAGTTTTTCAAAGCCAGAATATACCAAAAAGGCACAGTACACCTTTACTTCAAAGACCTGATGTTACTCCAGCAATTCGATCTGATTATCGGCCGTAAACGGGCATGGCTTCCAAAAGAAGATAAGAAAGTCCCCGAAGCATTCTGGCTGATGAATAAGGAAGCCGCCTAATGCTCTCCCGCATCTTCATATTCCTGGATGACCAGAGACGCGACAAAATTAAAGTTGGTCTTTACGAGTGCCTTAAGTCTTTACCGGCAGATAAGAAATATCGCATCACGGTTCAGGATTACAAAGAAGACAAAACAGCAGAGCAGCGCGCTTTCTTCCATACCCTGTGCGGCATATTTGCAGACGAGACCGGTTACACAAAAGGCGAGATTAAAGAGCTGTGCAAGTTTGAGCTAATGGGTACGACAGTCGTAAATCTGGCAGGCCGTGAAATCGAAGTCGTCAAGTCAAGCGAAACCCTCAAAAAACAAGAGTATTCAGAGCTTATCGAAACCTGTTACCGATTGGCGGCTGAGGCTGGAATTTCTTTACCTAGCGCGAGGTGGGCAGCATGAAAAACCCATTCAAACCCAAACATATAGGCGCGGGCTATCTTCTCAGATGGCACCTAATCCCACGCAACAGATTCTTCAATATCTACTTGCATAAGTTTATTGGTAACGATGATGAAAGGGCTTTGCATGACCATCCGTGGGCGAGCATCAGCATAAAATTAAAAGGCCGAGTGGTTGAGCATTACATGGCAACAGCGTTAGAGCAGTGGATAGGCGGGTATTACCACCTATTTCCGGTAAAGCGGAGATTTGTAGACATATTAACAATCAGGCCCGCTGATTTCGCACACCGCCTTGAATTAGTCGGTAACAAGCCAGCCTGGACAATCTTCATCACCGGACCAGTAAAACGTGAATGGGGCTTCCATTGCAAAAAAGGCTGGCAACACTGGTCAACCATGACCACTAAAGACGGCAAAACGATTGGGGGTTGCGAGTGAGCAAGCTAACTGACAAATCAAAAGGCACAACCTGCATCAGATGCGGTTCAAGCGATGCTTACTCCTGCCACTTCAACGGCACATATCAACACCAATACGGCAAAGGTCGAGGTATCAAGTGTCACGACATGGCAACGGCTGAATTTTGCTACGTGTGCGATCAATTATTCAGTGAAGGCACTACATCAGGTTTTCACAACAAAGATGACCGAGATTCGCAATTCCTTCACTACATCATGTTGACGAATATCAGACGGTTTAACGAAGGGGTTTTGAAGGTTGGCTAACGGCGAGCTATGGCCCCGCCATTACGCAGCTAAAATACTGGCAGCACCAACAAAGCAAGAGCGCCAAAAACTGCTAGACGAAGTACGAGAGCATTTAAAGAATTGGGTTAAACGAATTGTGGTTAATGAGTTTGAGATGAGGAAGCGGAAATGAAGCGAAAACGATTGAGGCTGATATGTGATGGAGGTGGATTTACCTGCAAAGCAGTAATCCCGACATTAATGGTTGGCAGTACCTTCGCTTATTTGTACTGGTGGCATTTCAGGATTGGAGCGTCCTACTGGTGAGCAAATATAGACAAGCAGCAAGAGTGGATGAAAACCAAGCCGACATCGTTAAACAGCTTCGTCAACTAGGCTTCACCGTCCAAACAGGTATGGATGACATTTTGGTTGGAGCTAAAAATCGCACATTTTGGTTCGAAATAAAAACTCCAAACCAAGTAAAGCAAGACGGAAGCTTTAAAGCCGGTGCAATCAAAGACAGCCAAATCAAGTTAGCGGCGGAGTGGAAAGGTCATTACGCCATCGTTCACAGCCTGGAGCAGATATTGGAGCAGATTAATGGCTGACATATTCGACCAAACAGACGAGAGAATGGAAAAAGAACAGGCATTGCGTGACAAGAAAAGGGCTATTGAGGCGGCTAGGCCAAGAGAGGTATCTGAGGACTGTATCGACTGCGGAAATCGCATACCGATGGCGCGACAAGCAGCAACAGGCGGAACCACGAAATGTGCGGAATGCAAGGCTAACGAAGAACATTTAGGGAGGCATTTTAGATGAGTAATTTGACACATAAGGATTTATGCAAATTAGCTGTTAAATGGCTGCAAAGACCAAATAGTCAAAAAGGCCATGGTTGCGAAATCGCATTATCAGAATGCACAAGTGGTTGGGATGGTGAATGTCCTGACGCTATCGGTTTCAAGCTAACCATGCGCGGAGCTGAATCAACTGTTGTTGAGGTCAAGGTAAGCCGATCGGATTTCTTATCAGATAAGAACAAACCACATCGAAACGGCAGCGAAGTCGGTTTAGGTAGATGGCGTTATTACATGTGTCCCGAAGGCATTATTAAACCTGAAGATTTGCCGCCCAAGTTTGGATTGCTCTACGTGAACAATAGAGGCCACATAAAACACATCGTCAGCCCTTTTGTCACCAAAGACTGGCGTGATGTAAGCGATTGGATGACCGGCAATACGCACGAATCTAATCATGGTAGAGAGGTTTTTTTGCTGGCAAGGATATTAAGACGGTTTCCAGACCTTGAGACATTCAATGAGAAATACAAGGAAATCTCACGGCATAACGCATCACTGGTTAAAACTATTGAAAGCCAAAGGGAAAAAATCAGAAGCATTAGTTGGAGAAATATGGGAGAAGCCGTATGAGTAAAGGCAGCCGAAACAGAACCGCAGACCAAAAAGCTTATAACGAAAACTACGAGCGCATCTTCGGCAAACCAATCTGCGTATTAACCAGCAACAGCAATAAAACAGATAGGCATTACGAAGAGGCTGGATCGGTTAATGAGGAAATGCGGTTAATGCAGGAGAAGATGGATATCCATAAAGGGGTGTCAAATGGCTGAGGTATTGATTGATATAAAAGTAATGGATCTGTTTACGCCGCGAGACTATCAAGCCCTAGAGATTAAGGTTAAGAGGCATGGCGCTCATCAGCTTTACTTCCAGGGTGAAGGCATTCGAGTTGTGCGAGATACGCCAGAATCATCCCACATCAAAGAATTGCACATAAAGCGAGTTACATCTAAAACGTTACCGCCTTACCTGTTACTGCTAAAGGATATTGAATATGCCATCGAAAACTACAAATCGGATCTCCGAGCGAACAATTACGGCGGTAGCAGACAGAGCGCTAGAAGAGTGGGCTAGAAACGTACTGCATGACGGTGACGATTTAGGATATAACCATATAAGCGCTGAGCAAAAGATGGTCATTGGTTATAGTGGATATCAGGAGCCAATAAGCCCAGAAGAAGAGCTTATGATGGGCTATATGTTGTCGCTATCAGAAGATGATGAGATGATGCATAAGGTTGGTAAATTGCACTACATAGAGCGTAACTGGTGGAGAGGAGAGGTAACGCGTAAAGGCCATTGGTTGAAGCCTGAGCGCGGCAGGAATCCACAACAAAAACCAAAGCTCATGAAAAATACAGTGCTTTATTATATTGAGCGAGAAAGATGGATAAAAAACATTCGAGATGGAGGGTTTAAATCAGCTAAGCCAATAGGCCATAAACCTGGCAAGTTGGTGCTAGGTGATGGAGAGGTGTTTGCACCTATAAAGCCAAAAAATGAACTATGGCTGGCACACGTAGAGCAAGACCACGACATAAATCGAAATGAGTATTACCGTAAATTAAGCACCTTACGTCATCGGGTTTACTATTTACTTAATTAACCACAAGAAATCACCAAAAATAACACACAAAAAGGCACTACAGCTGAAAACAAACATGTTCTAATAAGCCATACTTAGGAAAAGTGACTAAGAAAGATTGCATCACAGTACCAATTGAGAAGACAGGATAACTCCAGTCGTTTCTTTGGTGAGACAGTTGGTACTGTAATGTGGTGAAGCTGTAGTGCAGCAGCCGAAGGTGAGTTAGGCGAAGCATGGGCGTTCAATCCGAAAGTTACGGCACTCACAATGGATTGATAGGTAGATAAACCATCACCGATACACGCAAGAGTAGGTGAAATTCCTACAGAACCGGAGTAACGACCGGTCATCACATTGCAAAGCCTAAACCCCAATACAGAAATGTGTTGGGGTTTTTTATTGCCTCACGTTCGGAGAAACCAGGATTAACTAATGACAGGCATTACCCATCACTTGGCTGAAACAGCCGCCACTGTAGGAGCAAAGACAAACTACGGTGCAAGTGCCGGGTTACTGTTCTTAGGCTGGCTCAGTCCGGAAGAGTGGACGGTTGTGGCTATCCTGGCCGGTATCTTCTTTGCTGCAGCTGGTTTCTTAACGCAGTCACTGATGACCTGGTATTTCAAAAGCAAAACACTAAGACTTGAGCAAAGACGCATTGAGGCAGAAATAGCCCGTAACAACGCAAACAACCATCCATACCCACACGAGATAGACGACAGACTTTGACAACTAACCCTGCGGGGGTAAGACATGATCGAGTTCCTTTTTGCAGTCGCGCTAAGCCAGCAACAAATACACGATCAATGCATTTACCGGGCAGGTGTCGCCAGTAACGTTCAGGAAATACGCCATCAAGGTGATAACTGGGAAGCGTTCAAAGAAAACACCCAGCGAATATACAAAGACGACGAAGGTTATCAAAACCTTCTCGGCATGGCGTATCTGGTTTACCACCAGGTGCCATTTGAATTAGAAAGCGACCAGGTATTTGAACTGATGTTTGAAACCTGCAAGAACTCACACTACAAAGCCCACAGAGCCGGGCCTGAATTTACTTTATGAATGAGACTAGCTATGGCGGCAAAGTATGACAAGGCGGCTTTACTGGCTGACTTCCATACTGGAACTTACACTCAGCGCCAGTTAGCCGATAGACATAAAATATCGCCAGCAATGGTGAACAGAATAACCAAAGGTGTTGAGAAAAAAAACGCCGAGATAGTAAACAAGAAAGTAGAACTAAATCAAGATATTAAGCTATTAAGTGAACAAGAAGTAAACGCAGTAAACGAAGCTGTTCACTTTAAAGAGAAAATGATTGGCGAGATACAGTTATTCACCACTAACGCAATGCGTAAAGCAGGCGACCTTTTAACGCTTTCTGATTCAGGCTCAGACTTTAAAGCGATAGTTGAGGGTGTTGATAAGTTAAGTATTACGACCGGCGTTAACGAGCGCCACGCCAAACCATCACAGGTACAGCAAAACACTCAGATAAATAACGAGACACCTAGAACACTGGATGACTTTTATAGGCAAGAATAACAATCATGTTGATGAATCCAGCCCTGAGAGACTTCTGGGCTACCAAGTCACGCTATAAGGCGTTAAGGGGTGGTAGGGATTCAAGCAAGTCACATGACGCTGCCGGTAACGCCATAAGAATTGCCGACTACTGCACCGTTAAGTTTCTCTGTGTAAGGCAGTTTCAGAACAGGATTGATGACTCTGTTTATACGGTCCTGAAAGACAAGATTGCTGCATTTGGATTGCAGGACAGATTTTATATAACCAATAACCGGATCAAGAATCTGGTTACGGGTTCTGAGTTCATGTTTTACGGTATTCAGCGAAACCTCACTGACATTAAATCGGTTGAGGGTGCAGACATACTTTGGATTGAGGAGGCCGAAGGGCTTACTGAAGAACAGATGAAAGTTCTCAGGCCAACCATCCGTAAGGAAGGGTCTGAAATATGGCTTATCTGGAATCCACGATTTAAAACAGATTACATTCATAAGCGGTTTGTCGTTGACCCGCCTAATGATTGTGTTTGTCGACTTATTAACTACGATGAAAATCCTTTTTTATCTGAAACCAGTAAGAAAGAGATAGCGCAGTTAAAAGAGGATGACTACGAAGAATATCAGCACGTATATCTAGGCGTGCCGAAAGACAGTAGCGAAAACGCCATTATCAAGCTGAAATGGATTGAGGCGACTATTGATGCACATCTAACCGTTAAGCCTGCAAGTGGTGAATGGCTTGGTGGTGTAACGGTAGGTTATGACGTGGCGGATGATGGCGATGATGCAAACGCAACCACCACAATGAATGGTTATGTTGCTGTTCATGTTGACGAGTGGAAAGCTGGTGAAGATGAGCTGGATAAGTCTGCCGGGCGCGTCGTAAACACTGCTAAACGATTAAACGCCTCACTGATAGGGTATGACTCCATCGGCGTTGGTGCTGGCACTGGGGCGCATTTTAATAACCTTAAATGGCGTAAGCACTTCAAGTTTAATGCAGCCGCAAAAGTAGCCAAGCCAGATCGGTATTACATGGTGGCTGGCAAGATTAAAAACGTCGATCACTTTGAGAATTTAAAAGCTCAAGCATGGCGAACCGTATCAGACAGATTTAAAAACACATATTTAGCGGTCACCAAAAATAAAAAGTTCAGGGCCGACGAGATGATAAGCATCTCAAGCGACCTGGACAAAAAGTTATTAGAAAAACTGAAAGAAGAATTATCCGTTGTTGAAAAAACGTATAGCTCATCTGGCAAAGAAATGGTGGAAAGCAAGAAGCAGTTAAGGGCAAGAGAAGTTGACTCTCCCAATATTGCTGATTCTTTCATTATCGCCAACAGCCGATCGCTGGTTGCAAAACTCAGTATCGGCAACATGCTGTAACTATCATTAGATGCGCTCTAAAGCGCGGAGACTAAACGATGCATAAACCATTACCAACCAGCGACGGATTAGTAAACGTCGTTACTGGTCTAGGTACGGCTGCATCCAAGGGTTATCACAACCATTTTGCCTTTGATGAGATCGGTAACTTTGCTCAACTAGATGCGGCTTATCAGTCAAATTGGCTGGCACGTCAGATAGTCGACATTCCTGCTGATGATATGGTCCGTGAATGGCGCTCAATTAAAAGCCAAAACGCAGAAGAAATCCGCGTAGAGGAAGACCGCCTTAATTTAATGCAGCACGTTAATGACGCTTTGTCATGGGCGAGACTGTACGGCGGTTCAGCTATTTTAATGCTGGCCAATCAGGATTTAGAGCAGCCGCTCAATCCAAACAATATTAAAAAAGGTGATTTGCAGCGGTTAATCGTTTTCGATCGCTATGAATTAATGCCAAACAGCATTAACACCTGGAACCCATTAGCTGAAAACTACCTGATGCCGGAGTTCTATACCATCTATCAGGGTAATCAACGTATTCACTGGACACACTTTGCACGCTTTATGGGTGCCAAGCTCCCACGTAGACAGCGCGTTATTACGCAAGGCTGGGGTGACTCAGAATTACGCAAGTGCTTATCTGACCTGAAATCGGTTGTGGCATCAAAAGACGGTATTGCCGAGCTAATGCAGGAAGCCAATATTGATGTCATTACCCGCGAAGGGCTAACCGAAGATTTAACGACCGATCAAGACGGCAAAATTATTGACCGTTACACACTGTTTAGTCAGATGAAATCGATTGTCAGATTGGCTTTGCTCGACGGTGATGAGAAATTAGACCGCTTAACGCTTAATTTAACCGGCGTTGCACCCGTCATGGAAATACTCATGACCTGGATTAGTGGTGCAGCAGATATTCCAGCGACACGGTTATTCGGTACATCCGCCAAAGGCATGAATGCAACTGGCGAAGGTGACTTAAAGAATTACTACGACAGTTTGCGCTCGAAACAAAATAGCCAGTTAGATCCGGCTATGAATTGGCTTGATCAGATTATGGTCCGGTCAGCCATTGGCAGTATGCCAGCGGATTACAACTGGGACTGGAACCGGCTTTATCAGCCTAACCGTAAAGAAGAATCAGAAGCAGCCAAGGTTGAAGCTGAGACGGACGTTTTATTGCTTGATGCTGGCGTTATTCAAAGGTCACAGATTCAACGCAGACTGCAATCAGCAGAAGCCTATCAGTTCGATGATAAAAAGATTGAAGACCTTGAAGCATTAGAAGACCCGAATCTATTTGACCGGGATGAAGACAATTCGGTTGATGAGTAATGCTCCGCGTCGGCATTGAATACAACGTCAATCTACAGCGCGTTGTAAATCAAGTCAGAACAGATATTAACGAGCTATTGGTGCCGGTTATCTATCAGTCTGAATACAGTTACACCGCGGATGATTCATGGCCCGATCGTATTCAGTTGATGCTCGATATTCTGAAAGAAACTTGGTCCTCAAGAGAGTTTATTGAGCGTGCAGCCGTTATTGCGGGAACGTTCGTTAAAGAAACAACGCAATTCGTAGATAGAAAGAACAAAGCAAAGTTTGGCATTAACGCTTTTGGTAATTCGGAAAAGATGGCCAATTACTTAAGCGCAGCAACCAAGCAAAACGCAAACCTTATTAAATCCATTCCAGAGCAATACCTGAATAACGTAGCCAATACCGTTATGACAGCCATGCGCAACGGAATCATGCCGAGAGAGATAACCCGGCAACTGAAAGCGGATTACGAAATAACGCAGCGTCGGGCCAGATTTATTGCCCGCGACCAGACCGCCAAAGTAAACGGTGAAATAGACAAGCAACGCCAGATAGATGCGGGCTTTGAATACTTCCAGTGGCTCGATAGTGATGATGAGCGAGTCCGTCACCGCCATGAAGTGATAGCCAATAAAGAAACTAAATACGGCATAGGCGTTTATCGATGGGATGACCTGCCGACGAATGATAAGGGCCAAAAAATACAGCCCGGTTCTGATTTTGGGTGTCGATGCACAGCACGAGCCAAAACAACGGCATCAGTTGAAAAGTACATGAAGAATAAAAAGGCGAATCAATGACACGCATAACGATTCAAGACAAAAACACCTTTAGGGTTACGCATCGTGAGTTTACCGATGAAGGCTTTTTAAAGGTGCCTGGACGTGTGGCGAAAACCGGCATTCAGCAGTACCTCAGAAAAGAACTGCAATTAGACGGCGACCCTAACGAAGTGGTCAACGTGTTTCGTCCAGAGGATGAAGTATTTAAGGCCGAATCACTCGATACCTATAACTGTGCAGACATCACCATTCGTCACCCTGGCGATTTAGTGAATGCCAAAAACTACAGCAGCACATCAAAAGGCGTGGTGCGTGGTTCAGGCCGTCGTGATGGTGATTTTGTGGTGGCTGATTTAATCATTAAAGACCAGTTAGCCATAGATGACATTAATGCAGGCAATGCAGAGCTTTCAGCAGGCTATACAGCCGATTACGTGCCACAAGAAGGCACAGCCCCAAGCGGCGAGAATTATCAGTATATACAGCGTGATATTAGGGTAAATCACGTTGCTATAGTGCCCATGGCACGAGCAGGACGGCAAGCCCGTATTTTTGACAACCAACAAAGAGAGACAGCTATGACTAAAGTCACATTAGATAGTGGTCGATCTGTTGATGTGCAGGACGAGGCAACAGCTCTGCTCGTTACTGATGCATTTGACAGATTGAACAAAGAAGTAACCGACGCAAATAAGGCGGTTTCCGACGCACAAGCAGAAATCCAGAAAAAACAAGCTGTGATTGATGCCCAAAAAGAAGAAATCGACGCATTAAAACTGAAATCTTCTGATGAAGAAATCAAATTACGTGTTGATCGCATCGCTACCGTGAAAGATGCGGCAATGAAAATTGCTGGCGATACCTTCACAACCGACTCAATGGATGACGTGGAAATTATGCGGTCAGCCTTGAAAGTGGCGCGACCAGCAAACGAATGGGCCGATAGATCGGCTGATTACATTCGTGCATCGTTCGATATGGCGCTGGAATCAGCTAAAGCATCACCAGAGCAGAAAAACAAAGAGCAACTTGCTCGATTGGCTCAGGACGGTGCGCAGGGTATGCAGCAACAAACGTCTGATGCGCATAGCGAGTACAAAGACCGTTTAACCAAACCACAAGCTAAGGAGGCTTAATCATGGCAGTACAAGGCGGATATGCCATTAATCACCAGAAAGCCCTTCCAGGCATGGTGGTTGATGCACAAGTAAATAACTCGGTTTCAAAACTAAACACCACTGATGCGGTTGTGCCTTTTGGCGTTGCTGTTGCTCGCGTAGGTGAAGACGGTTTTGGCTTACTCACTAACACATCAGTCATTGCCAATGTGGTTGGCGTTCTGCGTCGCGAATTAAACCGCGTCACCGAACAAGGCGAATCATACGGCGCATTGCCTGAATATGATGCCTCTGTATTAACAGTTGGCACCATTTACGTTCCAGTCATTGCAGACGTTACCGCAGGTCAGCCGGCCTTTGTCGTTATCGGCAACGGTTCAGACCTCGATACAGTCGGCCATTTCTCAAACGCAGCAGGCACCGCTGCAACAACTGCATTGGCACTGCCTAATGCGAAATTTATCAGCGATGCTGCATCAGGTGGTTTGGCTGCATTATCAATTGTGGTAGGAGGTTAAACCATGAAGACAAATACAATCACTCTTGACCGTGACTTGCCTGCAGTAGGCTTGCAAAAAGGTACGGTTATCAGTTTCGATGCTGAAATGCGCACTATCGATGATGGGTTGGCGTTCTACATCAGCCAGTTATCACAGGTTGAATCGCGTATTTACGAAGCGAAATACCTTAACATCAACTTTGCAGACCTGATCCCAATCGACACTTCTATGCCTGAATGGGTAGATAGCGTTGATTACATCAGCATTGATGCCGTAACGATGGGTAAATTCATCGGCGCTGCAGCAGATGACTTGCCAAACGTATCAGCAAATGCCCACAAATCAAGCATTAAAGTGGGCTATGCCGGTAACTCGTTTGAATACACCCTGGATGAACTGCGTAAATCAGCTCAAATGCGTATGCCTATCGATGTTTCTCTGGCGCGTGCAGCACGACGCGGCGCAGAAGAACATATGCAGGAAGTGGCTTACTTTGGTGATGCCGATCGGGGTATGACAGGCTTGTTTAATAACCCTAACGTATCACTCGATAACTCAACACTGGACTGGAATGATCCTGCCACTACTCCACTGGAAATTGTGGCAGATGTGAATGATTTCTTAACCAGTGTTTGGGCGACTTCTTCAAATATTCATGTGCCAAATACGTTGGTGTTGCCATCTGAGCGTTGGAGCTTCTTAGCCACAACCACAGCCAGCACAGTAAACCCTGATGTGACCATCATGGATTTACTGATGAAAAACAACGTTTACACCAAAATGACCGGTCAGCAGTTACGTGTTGTGCCTCGTTTGCAGTTAAGCGCAACCGAATTAGCAAAATACGATGCTGCAATTACCAAAGATCGCATGATGGCGTATGAAAACAACTCTGAAAACCTGGTCATGCATGTGCCTATGGTTTGGCGTCCAATCGCACCACAAGCCCGCAACCTGAAAATCAAGGTTCCCGCTGAGTACAAGGTGTCTGGCGTTGAGTTCCGTTACCCGCTGTCAGGTGCATACCGCACGCTAATCTAAGCGGTAAACCATAAGCAACCAAAAAGCCCCGAAAGGGGCTTTTTTATTGGAGAGCATTATGTTTGTAAAAAACCACACAGCGCGAGTTATCACGATCAATGTCAAAGGTGAAAAGCCTTGTCGCACATTGCCAGGTAATCATCCGCCTGTCGAGATTTCAGAAAAAGCAGCCAAGACCGAATTTGCGAAAGACTGCTTTAAGCGTGGCTGGCTATCTGTCGTTGACGTAAAAGACGTTGATGAAGACGCGCCAAAAACAGAAAAAGAACAACTGACTGAAGACCTTGAAGCTTTAGGTGTTGAAGTTAAAAAAAGCTGGACTATCGCTCAAATGAAAGACGAGCTTGAAAAAGCAGTAGAAGCATAAGCAATGGAAATCACCCCAGCCATCATCACATCGTTTCGTGCAAATCAGCCTGCATTCACTGACGCAACTAAATGGCCTGATGATGTCGTTGAAACTGCGTTATGTGAGGCTGACGCTGAAACAGGTGGTCGCGGCTGGGGTGTATTTGATGATGTTTGTCAGAATTTTAAACGACGTGGCATGTTTTATTACGCCGCGCATTGGCTGGCTGTGACTTATCTGCAAGGCGCTAGCGATACGTCAAACATTAGCCCGACAGCACGGTTAAACGTAGCTGCTAAGTCAGTTGCTGATGAATCGATAACTTATCGAGTAGGCGCTATCCAGGACACGGAAAACGACTGGCTGTCACTGACCAACTACGGCGTGCAGTTTTTACGCCTGCGTCGGCGTGCTGGTATGGGCGCATTGGCTGTTTAATGATCAAGATAATTGGTCTGCAACAAGTGCAGGAAGCGCTTAAAAAAGAACTGGGAAAGTTCACCACAGAATACGCATTAATTGGCATTCATGAGTCTGCAGGTAGTGTCGAAGGTCAGCCGCTCACTATGGCTGGATTGGGCGCCACACAGCACTTTGGCAACGGCAAGATACCTGCCAGACCATTCCTAGATTTAGGCGTGGCAAAAGGTAACAGAGAATATTTGCAAACCATTCAGGATGGCGTGAAGCGCGGCCTAACCAGTGAGCAGATTATTGCTCAAGTTGGCTTGCTTGCCGTAGGTAATGTGAAAGAGTTCATCACGGATTTGAAATCACCAGCTAATGCAGCAAGCACCATCAAACGCAAAGGCAGTTCAAACCCATTAATCGATACCGGCGCAATGCGTAGCAGCATTACGTACACCGTCAGCAGCAAAAAACCGGAGGTATCACTTTGAGCCTCAATATGAGTGGGCACATCGATGATGTGTTTGAGTCGATACCTGTAACTCTCACCTATCAAGCAGGTGGCGCTTATGTAAACGGTATTTGGCAGGACGGCACAGAAACAACCGTCAGTTACAGAGCAAACGTTCAGCAGCTAGATGATAAAGAGTTATCCAATCTCATGCTAGCCGGGCAGAGAATCCTTGATTCTCGCAAGGTGTATATCAATGACGGTGATTTAGAGTTATTAAAGCTCGGCGAAGATATGCGGCTTGAAGGCGATGAATGGAAAATCGTTGAACGTGACGTTAGAGAGTGGCGCAATTACGCAAAACTAATAGTGGTTCGCTACGATGACCAATGAAGAAATCTTTGCCATCTTGCGCCCGCACATTATGGGTTTAACTGGCGTACCTGAGTGCATCCTCTATGCACAAAACCAAGATGCGCCGACAGGTGAGTACGCATCAGTTCAGCCACGTTATGCAGTGGAAGAGCGTGGACAAGCCAATATTTACCGAAAAGACATACCTGACGATCAAGTCGAAACCGATGTAAGACCACAAATCATGGTCACCGTGATAGTTGAGTTCTATCGCGGTCCAGCAAATGAGCGTGCTCAGCGTCTGCTGCAGATGGGCAAGGTTGAAACGGTCACATGGGATTTGTTTAAGCACAAAATTTCCATACGCAACACAAGCGGAATACTCGATTTAACGGCACTTCAATCAAATAACTACGAGCAACGGGCACGTATTGAGCTTTATCTATGGATGGAGTCAAGCACAGCCTATGCCGTGAACAATATTTTAGGCACCAAAATCATTGCAGAAAAAGAGGATGGCCAGGTCATCCAAGAAATCAATATTGATATACGAGGTTAATAAATGACATATCCAGCAGATCGAATAATTCAAGTCAATGCACGTATAAGTCCTGCTGGTTTGGGCTTTGCTAACTTTGCATCAGCAGTGGTGTTTTCAGATTCAAGCGAAAATGGTGCGCTGACCGTAGATACTTTCAAAACTTACTTTGATATTACAGAAGTAGCAGCCGACTTTGCCGATACCACCGAAACATACAAGTCAGCCAATAAATGGTTGGGCGGCACACCAAAAATGCGCCAAGTTACTATTTGGGTAACCAATCCAGTAGATGCCACGCTAACCGCAACGTTCAATAAAGCGCGTGATGAGTTCTGGTGGTACTGGACAATCCTGACCGCTGATGTGTATTCGGTAGAAGCAGATGTGCTTCTGGCTGCTGCATGGTGTGAAGAAAACGCCAGTATGTTCATTGACAATCAAACCAGTACAGCAGTTGCCGCGATTCGCGATCAAAATGATGATACCGATATTGCATCACAGCTTACTACACTGGGTTATCGCCACGTTTACACAGCAGCGCACGCAACAGACGCTTATGCAGGAACGGCACTGGCCAAGCATTTTGCAGCAGTTAATTACAGCGGCGAAAACTCAACCATTACCGGAGAGTTTAAAAAATCCCCAGGTGTTGCGTCAGAAGATTTAAAAGGCACTGAGATTGCCGCGATGGAAGCTGATACCAAAAACGCTACCTTCTACGCAACGGTAGAGCTTCAAGGCTCAACTGATGTGGGTCGCTGGTTAAATACCATTACGCATAGCACCTTCGGTGAATACATCGATGACGTGGTGAATCTGGATGCGTTTATTAATACCGTGACGGTCCGGCTTTATAACGCACTGGCAAATGTCACCACCAAGTTACAACAAACGCCACGCGGACAAGCGGTATTACTGGCTACAGCGCGTCAGGTTTGCGACCAATACATTGATAACGGGTATTTGGGCCCGCGCAATTATGTCGATCCAGATGATGGTATTGAAAAATACACAGTCGGCTATGAAATCTTAACCAAACCAGAAGATATTCTGGATATTTCAACAGAAGATCGCGACAGTCGTTTGTCCGCACCAATTCGTATTCGCCTGTTCCGTGCTGGCGCTATCCATAAAGCAATCATTGATTTAGACGTTTACTAAGGGGCATTAACGATGGCATTAAATAATTTCAGCACCGATCAGATAGTAGTAACAGTCAACGGACGAGAAATAACGGATTGGGGCGATTCAGATTCACCCATTACTGATGCGCCTATCGATCAACGCTCTAACCTGCGCCGCGGCATGGGTGGTAACGCTATTCGTCTGGATCGGAAAAACCCTGGCCGCTCAGTAACATTAAATCTTAACCCTGGCAGTCCCGATTCAGCTTACATGCAGGCGCTATTCAATAGTTACGCAAACATCAGTTTTTCGGCAACGGTAATCGGCACACTGGAAAACGCAATTGGTACAGAGGGCGTTATTACCAATGACGGCGCAAGTAATCGCGGCGGCACCACTATTTCAGATGACCAATTCTTAATGGAATTCAACGCATGGACTGGTCTTAAAGGCGGTGAATAATGTCCAATACTAAGACATTCACACTGGGCGCAGAAACCTACAACGTCGCAAGGGCATCAGCCGTCGCACAAGATGAAGTATTTAGCCTGTTAACTCAGCCATTGACTCAGCGTCTTGCTATGGCAGCAAAAAACCAGAAAAGCAGTGAGCCTGATGAGGCGGTATTGGTTTTTATGATGATGGCGTTGCCATATCAGTTAAAAGAAAAAATCGATGGGTTAATTATGTCGCGTATCAGCATTGCCGGACGTGATGACTTTGTTTCCATTCGTGATTTTGATGGCAAGGTGATGGAATACAACAAACTGCGTGCGAAAGTGTTGCGGTGGAATCTTGAAGGTTTTTTTACCTATTGGGCAGAAGAAAACCGCGCCGCAATCGAGGCAATGCAAAGCCAACCAACATAAATTGGTACTTGATGCGCCCCTGCACAGGGGTAAACGGTATCTGTCCGCCGTTATGTTCATGGGCTGATTTGAATGATGGAACTTACTCGCTGGAAGACGTTGAACGGTTCAACCAGACAATAACGCAGATGGTCGATGATTATAAATCTGCTATCGCTAACGCAAAGGCTGAGAAACGATAAATGTCTAACACCATTAAAAACTTTCTTGTTGGCGTTGGCTTGGATGCTTCCAAGTTCGATGAGGGCGAGAGAGAGGTTACCGGCGGATTAAATCGTATTCGTTCAGTTGCGGGGTTTGCCGGTGCTGCTATGGTTGGCGCATTTGGGGCGGCTTCATCAGCGGCTATTGCAGCGGGCAGTCGGATAGATGGCTTTAACCTTGCCGCAGAAAAGCTGAGTTCATCGCCTAAGTTTGTTTATGGGCTAGGGAATGCCTTTGAGGTTCTTGGTGGTGATGCTGCAGATGCATTATCAGCCATTTCATCCATAGAAGACGCATTAAGCGACTTCCGGTTGCGTGGTGATGCGAGCGCCTTTGAAAGTCTGGCCTATGCCGGAATAGATACTGCCTCACTAATGCAAGCTAAAGATGGTGAGGAATTTATGCGAATGCTATCAAGCATTACGCCAGAGCTTAGTAAAGAGCAGCAACTACAACTGCAAAAAACATTTGGCTTTTCCGATGTAACTATGCGGTCACTGCGTCAGGGGCAGCAAGAGTTTGACAGGCTGATCGAGCAGGCATCCAACCTAACCGGAAACATACAAGATTCAACAGAAGCGGCTAGGGATTTCAACGAGCAGTTAGCGTTAACAAAGCTGAGAATAGAGGGCGTATCAAATACGCTGGCTGAAAAAATGCTGCCCGCCTTTGCTGGAATGTTAGAAACAGCAAACGACTTAATTGATAGGGCCACGACGCCAAGAGATCCAGAAGCGCCAACAGCTTGGGAGAATATGCTCGATAAGGGCGTATTTGGCAAAGATGGTGGTGAAAGACGTGAATGGCACGCGGAAGGCTTTAGCGGTATTACTGATTCGGTTGGCGGATGGATAGGTGATCAGCGCGCCAAAGCCATTGAACGATCATCCATTTACCGGCAGTCAGTCATGGATGGCGCAGTAGACAATCAGGACGCTATCAGAGCAACGCCTGACTACAACTTTTATAACAGCCGTAGTGACACAACTAATTATCAACAACCAAAAATACAGAACAATCTCGACGTTAATCTAACGATTGATGGCAAGGCTTTAGAGAATACGGTAACAGGGGTGATTGAGCGGCGCGATCAAGCCACAATCGACGATATGCAAACAACGACGGACAGATAATGAGTGTTATTAATATCCTATTCCGTCAGTCTCCCACGCTGGCAGGTTATAAGTTAGACGCCACTCTTGAAGATACGATTGATGCCAGCATCGAATTAACACGCTATCCAGTGGAATCTGGCGCTCGCGTAAACGATCACAGAATCATTAACCCTATCCGTTATTTCTTGACCGGCGCGGTGAGTAATAACCCTATCAAACCGATACTGACTGACTTTATCGGTGCGGGAACAAACATAGATAGAAGCAATCCCTTTGTAGCAACGGTTGCAGGGCTGTCCATTGGCTTCCTATCAGGCAATAACGCAACAAGAGCGTCAAGCACCTTACAATTTTTAATTGATTTAATGGTGGCTGGCCTGCCGTTTGATGTTGATACCGTCGATGCCAACTTAGCCAATATGGTGCTAACCAGAATCAGCAGGACACGAGATCCAGTAAATGAAAATGGACTGATATTCATTGCTGAATTACAAGAATTGATCACGCTCGACAGGCTGCCAGAAAAACTGCAGCCGTCACAGTTTCAATTGCCTGATGGCGATCCAGTTAAAAGTGCAGCCGCAGCCGATGTGAACGCAGGACAGAAAGTAGGTGTGCAGCCTAGTGGCGCGGTCACGATAGCCGTTGAGGATGTCATGCAATACGTGGGTGAGGATATATGATCACAATTCCTTTGCTTGCTGGCCCTGCAAATGCACATCAACGCTTTTCAATGCAGCTTGGTAATAACTTTCTGGACTTTGAGATTAATTACCTTTCGTATCTGGATTACCCCGCATGGAGTTTAAATATTTACCGTGATGGCACGCCGTTGGTTTTGGGTGCAATGTTAGAGCCTGGAGCAGATATCATCGAAAACTATCAGGCCAAAATAGGCTCACTGGTATTCACCGGAAAGCAGGCCACATTAGATAGTTTAGGCATCGATAACACGCTTACTTGGGTGGCCTAATGTCTCAATATTTGCGCCGATGGCTGATTGAGATAGACGGCAATGAGTTTGTGCAAGGCGGCAGAGATAGACAGTTACGTTGCGTCTTTGATGTGGTTGTATCACCTTTAAATACACAATCATTTGCCGATATTCGATTATACAACTTGGCAAAAACCAGCATTATCAGTCAGGGATCAACGATCGCGCTAAAAGCGGGCTATGAGAATAGCGTTGATTTAATTTTCAACGGCATCATAAATAACGTATTGCCAGAGCGTGACGGGACAAGCACAGCAACAAGATTGCTTTGCCGGTCTGGTACGCCAGTATATGACAGGGGATCTATTAATTCATCGTATGGCGCGGGAACACTGCTTGTCGATGTGGTTAAAGATTTAGCCTCAGCATGGCCTAGAGCGTTAGATTTAGATGAGTCGCAATTTACCGATAAACCCGTTTTTATAAGTGGATTTATTGCAGATGGAGATATTCCTAAAATCCTCACCGACTTGGGCGGGCAGTTTGGCTTTACATGGGTTGAAGATCGCGGCCGGATAACCGTTACACGAAAAGGCAAAACCAGAACAACGCCGATATTTGAAGTAAACCAATACACCGGCATGGTAGGTATGCCAGAAGTGAATCGCGGCCCTGATGGATTGGGTGTAACGGTCACGATGCGTATTAACCCATACATTAGAACGTCAAGCCGAATTAATGTTAAATCTGAGTTCAGCACATTCAATACCGGCAATATTTTTATTCAGCAGCTATCCGGCAATGCAAATGCGAACGGCCTTTATAACGTGCTGGCCATGTCCTATACGGGCGATAGTCACGGCGATTCGTGGGATTTAACGATCGATGGATTAGTGCCGGGAATACTGGCAACTGAGCAAGCGCCAAGTGTTGAAGAAAGACAAGCTACGGGCGGTCTGGTTTGGGGCGCGAAAGTCAGTAAGGAATTTAGAGCGAGAGTCCGTCAGATTGAAAGCAATCTTGGTATTAACGCCAACTGGCTCATGGCAATTATGGCTTTTGAAACGGGCAATTCATTTGATCCGACAACAACCAATCTGGCCGGTTCCGGTGCTACAGGATTAATACAGTTTATTCCGTCAACAGCGGTAGGTCTTGGCACCAGCACAACAGCATTAGCCAGAATGACAGCAGTTCAGCAGCTTGATTACGTCGAGCGTTATTTTGAAGACTACGCCAGACGCATCAGAAATATTGGTGATGCATACATGGCGGTGCTGTGGCCTGCAGCAATTAATAAACCTGAAAGCTATGTGATGTGGGAAAAGACCGGAACATACGCCAGACAGTACGCACAAAACGCCGGTTTAGATGCAAATCGCGACGATAAAATAACACGAGGTGAGGCCGTTGAAAGAGTTGATAAGTCTTACATGGAAGGCCTTAAATACATTAGGTAGCCGCCATGAGTAATGGTCATAAAGAAACGACTGGTTCAGCGCCATTAAAGGCGGGATTCCATGAGTTAATGAAAACCGTTTACACCAGTGTGCCAGGTCACGTAATTGCACTAATAGACGGCGGGTCGAAACAGCGGGCACAGATACAGGTCGGTATTGAGCGTGTTGACATCAATGGATCTTCATTTGCACTTAAGCCAATTATTGACGTGCCAATTCACTTCCCTGGAGGCGATTACTGCATTGAGTACCAGATTGACCGAGGTTGCGAGGGGATGGTTTTTTTCTCCCAACGTTGTACCGATGGCTGGAAAACAACAGGCGGCATCGCACAGAACCCAATAGGCAGATTGCACAGCTTGCAAGATGCGTTCTTTGTGCCTGGATTTAGAAGCGATCCAAATGTATTGCCAGACTTTCAAAACAATGGCATTAGATTAAGAAATAAATCAGGCAGTCAGTTTGCTTGGTTAAAAAATGACGACACAATTTCAGTTGAAAACAGTATAGGTCATATACGCATGGCGGCAGATGGAACGGTCACCATTAACAATGTGGTTATCACTCCGGAAGGCCTTATTACCACGCCGGAAAATATAGTATGGGGAAGCGGATCCATTAGCGGCAACGATCACGTCCATTCGGGCGTTGAGTCGGGCGGCGGAACATCGGGGCCACCAGTATGACGGTAAGAAAATTAAATGAGCAGGGCGATATCGTCACCACTGGCGATGTGTTTATTCACGATCGCGAAGAAATAGCCCAAACCTGCGTGACAAGATTAAAGCTTTTCCTAGCTGAGTATTTCAGAGACATAACTGACGGAACGCCCTGGTTCCAGCAAATTCTTGGCAAGTTTGAAAGCCTGAACAGTGTTGAGTCAATCTTAAGAAACAGAATTGCCAGAACGCCGGGGGTGGTGCGGCTACTTTCTTTTAATCTTGATTATGATCTGCAGTCGCGCTCGATAACTATATCGAGTTATGTATTAACGCAATTTGGCGAGATAGAGGTTTTATACAATGGCGCAGTTGACACCACAGGGCTATAAGTTAACCACTCAAAACGAATGGTTTAACAATCAAAGGGATTTATATTTAGAGATCGATCCTAGTTGGAATCTTGATCCATCCACGCCTGACGGTTTAAAAATCGCACATGATGCGGAGGTATTCTCTGCCTTAGATGAAACGCTGATGCAGGCGTACAACTCAAAAGACCCAAACAAGGCTCGTGGCATTGATTTGGACGTGTTATCAGCAATTACGTTCACATCAAGATCGCAAGGAACGCCATCAGACGTTGAGCTGTTATTTTCTGGCAATCCAGGTGCAACCGTTTTGTCGGGCGCAATTGTTGAGTCCGCGACTACCGGATCACGATGGACCGTTAGTCAAACCTACACGCTAGACGTTTCAGGCGCGGCAACGGTTCCAGCCAAGGCCACTGTAATTGGATTGACGCAAGCAGACACAGGAACGCTGACAAAGATAATTACCACGATGAGTGGCGTGACCGGCGTTACAAACCCAGCACCAGCAACACCAGGAACCACAGTCGAAACAGATTCAGCTTTGCGCTTGAAAAGGCGTGCCGCAGTAGCAAGGGCGGGCAAAAATCAGATTGGGTCTGCATTGGGTGAAATCTACGCCGTTGAAGGTGTTCGCCGTGCCAGAATTTATGAAAACACCACCGATTCAGCAACAGTTGATCCTATATTTAACCCTCACGGACTACCAGAGCATTCAATGGGAATTATTGTGGATGGCGGCGAGGATTACGATATTGCTTATGCGGTGTATAGCAAGAAAAACCCAGGCTGTTTTTTAGCCGATACCGGTGACGATACAGTTGTAATTGTCACAGACGAAGATTACCCCACCAACATTCAACCAATACGCATTAACCGTCCAACTTATGTGGATATGGTTATTGTTATTGAGTTAACCGATACCTTAAATGAATTGCCAGAAGATATTGAAAGCCTGATAAGTGAGGCATTTCTTGAGTTTGCCAATGGGTCGATGACCTCTCCATCATGCGGCTTTCGTGATAGAGGGTTTGATATTGGCGAATCAGTGCCATACAGCAGCTTATATACACCTATAAACCACGTAATTGAGCCTTACGGAAACGCTTTTGTTTCCGCTTTAACTGTTAATGGCGCAACCACAAATCAGGCGATTGCTTATAACGAGTTAAGCCGATGGACTGAATCTAATATCACGGTAACGATTGCATGATAAATCTACCAAGCCGGATTTATAGCCAATATCGGAGTAAGCCAAAACTTGTTGATTGGATGAATATTGCCAGAGTATTGGGAGGTGATATTGAATCAGCGGCGGAGGCGGTCAGAAATTCATATGACATAGATTCCGCCGAAGGCGAGCAGCTTGATGTGCTAGCTAGGATTGTTGTTTTGGATCGCGGGTTTGTTTCAAATATACCGCTAAATCAATATCGTTTCGCTGCATCCACCGATATTCAACCTCGTATGGGTGGTGGTGCGACCATGTCGGCAAAAACAGCCGCATCCGACACCATAATGTCTGACGGTCTTTTGCGGATAGCAATCAAAGCAAAGATCGCCAAAAACAATGGCGACGCAACCATTAAAAGTATTCTTAGGCAGATGATGATCATTGCGCCAGGTATTGAGTATCTTGCCGTAAATGACAACCAGGATATGACCTTCGGAATAGAGTTTTCTGGAGATATTGACAGCCTTACTCGGTGGGCATTATTCAATTCAAATCTTATCCAAAGGCCACAGGGTGTGAAATTTTTAGGGATTACAGAAAAGACCGATTTTTATAGGTTTGCACCAACAGCGTCAGCGGTCAGGATGGGTGCAAGTGATATACGTTTCAGAAGATACAGGGGCTACTAATGGCTATAAATGTAAAAACGAAATATCCCGCCAATGCGGACGCTCCATCACTTGACTACCCAACAGGTAGCTTCAGGAATGACACATCGCCGGAGTCAGAGGACGGAACCCCGCTTGAAAAAGACTGGGCCAATGACTGGCTTGGATTTAGGGACGCCACGCTTGATGAGGCTGAAATAGTTGCCAACGGAGTTGTTGAGACCGCCCAGGCGTCACAAGTATTAAACGCCATCCTGTCCATGATAAATACCCGCGTAGCTCCATCGCAATTGCAAGCTATATGGGATTCTGGCTTATTAACCACAGAAAGCTCTATAAGCCCAGTAAAACTAGATTCTAAAATTAAAACTCTAGCCATTGGGGAGGTACAAACTTGGCAAAATGTTGGCGGCAGCCGATCTCTTGACGTCAACTACACCAATTCTACTGGCAGATCGATCATGATTTCAGCGTCAATCGGTGTAAACACTGAGGGTCAGAATGTAATTGCCATAGTTAATGGGGTAACCATCCTGGCTTGTCCTGTAGGTGGTTTTGCAATGTCGGTTCAATTTATAGTTCCAAATGGTGGTGTGTACTCATTAAGCGCGCCAAGTGGCATACAAAGCTGGGCGGAGTTACGATAATGAAATATTACAAAGACAATAACGACAAAATATATGCTTTTGAATCTGATGGCAGTCAGGATGAGTTCATTCCTAGCGGACTGGTAACGATAACCAAGCAGCAGGCAGATGCTATTATTGCGGCTAATCAGCCGCCCGCGCCACAGGTAACCACTATAACTCGCAGGCAGGGCAGGTTAGCGTTGCGTCGAGCTAATAAGCTATTAATTGTTGAGTCTGCTATCAATAATATTGCTGATGATGACGCTCGTATAGACGCCCAGATTGAGTATGAAGCTGACACATGGGAGTTAGGCAATCCTTTTCTACAATCTATGTGGAACCAGCTTGGCGGTACTGAATCAGAGTTGAATAGTTTATTCACTCTGGCCAAAACGCTTTAGTTAAACATCTAATCATTCATCAAGGCCGCGAAAGCGGTTTTTTTTATGCCCGAAATTCACGCGAAGCAGATTCATTTCTGAGGGCTGATCGCGTTCCCAATTAAGACGAGGTAGCAAAATGGCAACCAGCAATACAGTGACAATTACTAAAGAAGATGGATGGGTTGAAATAACGGCTGCGGACGGCTTATCGGGGGCTATTCAAAATAAAACAGCTTTACTTTCCTGCTACTACGCTGAAACCGCATCAGGCGCGCCAGGCGCAGGCGTTGAAGGAATGAAGCTTGCCCCGCTTGAGGCATTCCCCAAAACATCAACCTTAACAGCTTGGGTGAGGGCGTCCACCGGGTCAGTGAAAATTGATTTTACTGAATGGTCCAGTTAATAAAGCCATCAAACCATAAAGCCTGCCGTTGAGCGGGTTTTTTTTGCGCCTAAAAACAGGAAAACCGCATGAATATTATGGGCAACATAGCACCATGGATTTTAGGACGAAAACCTAAATTTGTGCCGCCTGCAGAGCCAACAGCAGTATCCTTCCAATCCCTAACCGCAAACGGCACAAGTGGCACAGTTTCCACCACGCAATTAACAGCCACGTTTGATGTTGATCCAGGCTTAACCACGGCTAACTTTGTTGTTACCGGTGCAAGCAAGGGTGTTGTGTCGAAAGTTGGTGCTGTTTATACCGTCAATATCAACACGATTACGGTTGAAGATGGGCAGGGCGTAACGCTGGATATTATCAATGTTCCTTCAGGCTTTACGGTTACGCCTTTATTCCGTTCGGTCACTGTCTACAAAGCGGCCGCACTTGAAGCGCCGACCTTTGAATTTGATTTAGTTTTCCCTCAATTAACCGAAGGCGATACAGGCACATTTAGTGCGGCTTATTGTTTTGCGGGTGAGATTGACAGCTATTCCATTGCGACAGGCACGTTGCCAGCATGGTTGACGTTTAACACCTCAACTTGTGTATTTACCTACACCAATGCTGTTTTTGAAACCGTTTCAGGCTTGTCCATTACTGCGACTAATGCGGCTGGCAGTGCAGCGACTAACACTGCTGATTGGGTGGTGGCTGAAATCGACGCGATGCCACTGGTCTTCCACGGCTACACGCAAGTAAACGGAACTTCAATTCAGGTAACAGAATTGAAGTTTCAGGATAGCGTTGAGGAAAGAATATTAGCGGGCACGCTAGAAGCCCCTTGCTCATTGATGATTACAGCCGAAGCAGTCGCGTCAGGCGTATTACGTCATACAGGAAAGCCTGTCAGTGCATACCGTCACGCCCATTATGAAACAAAAGTGACGTATGCCAATGGCGATCCAATTGAATATTTGGGCGAAGTTAAAAAGGTTCATAAATTTGGTGATGAGTCGGTAGTCAACCCATATACCGATACACCGGGGCCTGAAATTACTGCGCTTATTCGTAAGGATGGCGATTACAGAGTAGAAACAACCGTCATGCTGGCAAACTCTACAGGGAACGTTATCAAGCATGTGTTTAGTCGTAATGTAACCATAAATCCTTGTGGAGCTGATTTTTACTTCTATGCTGGCTCATCTGGCAATGATTCAAACGATGGCAGAGACCCTAACGGCTTTGCTTTAACAAATGCGAGCTATGTTGAGTCAACAGGAGTATTAACCGAGACAGGCAAGTTTGCAGGCTATGACCACACCGCAGCAGCAAGCATTGGTTACGACAGAGAGAATACAAACTGGATTTATTTTAGTGGAGCGTTACGCCGAATTGCTGAAAAAATCAGTGATGATGCGATACGCATTGATGATGCTTATAAACTGAGTGCGGACGCAACCGGACTGACCTCATCGACTGGGCCTAAAGGCTTTTATACCGGAGGTAATCCGCAAGCGGATAACTTTGGCATCATGCTGCTTTCTGGCACAACCAGTGACTTTGCTAGCTCTCCATCGACCGCGAGTGTAGATGACTGGTTTTATATGGGGAGTTATGGCGGCACAAGTCCTGCCAACATTACCTCAACAACAATGCCACCAAGGTCGCGAATGATTAGTATGCAGTTACCTAACGGCACGAACAACCTACCAAATAATATATATATAAGCAATATTAGATTGCCTGATGATGGTAAAATCCTTTTCATGTTTTCTGGTGTTAGCTTTTCTGATCCGCTAGAAGGCCAGCAGGTAGATATATGCCTAGATAGGATGGTAGATGAAAATATAGGTAATTGGTATATACCATCTAGTGCCGACATACATCTAACCATGTGGGCAACTCAGTGTTTAGCTAACCAACGTATGATCACGTTTGAGCGAACTATTGAGGCCGCACTTACTGGTGATGTCCAGATAACGCTTGAAACAGCTTTTGACCCTGCTGAATTTACAGCACTTAATCCCGGTGCAACATACGCGTCAATAAAAATTTACTACTCTCCAACAGAGTATGAATACCATCGAATGAGCTTAACATCAGCAGACAACTTAACATTTGACTTAATCAGTGATCGAGGAAGGTATGAGCTTCTGAGGGACTTCCCGGCTGGCTCTGCGGTGACAATTCACGAGTCCCGATCTGTGCAGCAGCTAATCACTAGCAAACGTCTAGCCATTGTGGGAATGATTATTGAATCTACGTGTGACTTTGATACTTATGGCCATCACTATTACCCAAACAATCAAATAGGAAACTCTCACTATGGATGGGTTTATGCCCGTGACGGTGAAAATGTTGGCTTTATGTTTAATCATAATGCTGATGACGTACCCGCACAGGACGGTATATCAGTGCATGATTGCTATTGTCGGCACAGTGAATTTTTCATTGACAGTAGTAATGGCGCTAATAAGCCAGAGACCTCTACACAAACCAACATGATATTATATCGAAACAAAGGTGACGAAACTTGCCGAGGTGGGACCATGTACCCTTGGACGTTAAAATCATTCTTTGCTAAGAAAATGGAATTTTACAACGATGGAAGCACTTATGACGGTATTGTAGGCGTTGCCTATAACTCTTTCCAAGTAAAGCTAGATACGCTAGTAGATCACAATGTTGATAATTACGTTGCTGAAGAATGTAGAGGTTTTGGGTATGGGCTTTATAAGCAAGAGCAATTTATTACAACAGAGCTTTACAATAATGAAGTTTGGTCAAATGCGGCGGATGCTACCTTATTAAGGCTATCCCCTTCAGCATCAGGGTACTCCCCCGATGCAAAACTTTATGTTGGTTATAACAAATTCTGGGCTCCAAATGTTATATCAGGAAAGCCGTTCACTGTTGACGGCGTGGCGAAAACATTGGCTGAGCTTGAGAGTTTAATTCCGGGAGACAATAACTCATTAGCACAGCCAGACTGGAATGACCCTGCAAACGGCGATTTCTCCCCAGTAGTTACATCGCAGGCTGTAACCTTCAACGGCGTTGATTCCTATGCGTCCATATCTCCAGACATGATAGTTCGTGATGGAGTAACTGGTATAGGTGATTGGGTACAGTTTGAAGTTAAAACAACGACAGGCGGGGTGATAGTTGGTGAGTCTGCCAGCGCAGATGCAAGGGTAGAGGTTAACTCAACTGGCGTTGTTGTTAGGACATGGATAAGCCCAACCACGTTTAACTATCCAAAAACAGGGCTTTTAGACGGAAATTGGCACACTATCAGAATTCAGAGGGATGCTGCTGATTCTTTCTTCGCTGTTATTGATGGAGAGACTGTCGCGCAGTCAGGAACAACTTCTATTACCGCAAACATTAGGGTCAACCGGGTTGCTCGAAGAGGCACAATATATACCAACGCATCTGTTCGCAATCTAACCGTATCTGGCTCCGTATTAACTACCTACGCAATGGACTCAGGAAGCACAACAACTGAGGCCGCAAGTGTTGGCACTGGAACAATGACGCTTGTGAACGTGGTTGCAGGCGATTGGACTTAGAACGTTAATGCAAATCATATTAAGCCGCCTTCGGGCGGTTTTTTTATGCCTGGAGTAAAGCATGAATAGATTGGCAAAGGTTGGCGGCTTATCGCTGGCATCGGTCCCGTTAATGGTGTTTCTGGCGTTATGGGAAGGTGGTAGCGAAGGTATGACAGTTTACGCAGATAAGCTTGCAGGAGGGCTGCCTACAGCGTGTCACGGCATCACTAAATACGTGACAGATGAGCCGGTTATCATTGGTGATTACTGGTCAAAAGAAAAGTGCGATCGGGTAATGAGTGAGGAATTAACAAAAGTTCAATTGGAATTGCTGAGTTGTTTAACGCATGAGCCGCCACAAGGCGTGTTTGACGCTGTTTCGTCATTGGCCTGGAATGTCGGCACGCCAAAAGCCTGTGGTAGTCAATCGGTGAAATATATTAACAGCGGCGATTACGTGACCGGGTGTAATCTAATCGCAACCAAATTTAATGGACAACCAAACTGGTCATATGCTGCCGGGGTTTATCTGCAGGGGCTGCAAAATCGCAGACAGGGCGAACGGGACATTTTATGCCTGCCGGGTATTTATGAATAAATACATTCTGCTTGCAGCCGCATTGGCAGCCTTTGTCGCTGGCTGGCAAATACAAGGCTGGCGAATGGGTGAGCAGATTGCTGAGGCTAATACCAGAACAGCCGAAACACTCAAATCAATTGCTGTTACCGCAGCAAACAAACAACGGGAACTGCAAGATGAATTCGATAAAAAACAAGCTGTATGGGCGGCTGTTGAGGTTGAACAATATGCTTTACTGCGTGATGCAGAGAAGCAAAACGACCAGCTTCGTGCTGATGTTGATGCTGGCCGTAAGCGGTTGCGCGTCAACGCCAAGTGTCCAGCCAGTAGCGATAGATTGCCCGAAACCAGCCCCAGTACCAGCGTGGATAATGGAAGCCCCCCCGAACTTAATGCAGATGCTCGACAGTATTATTATTCCCTCAGAGACGGAATTGAGCGAGTAACCAAACAGCTACTCGCATGTCAGTCCCGGCTTAAGTGATTTTCAGAACACGCATGGCTTTAGTTTTTACTTCATCAACACGCGACTCATGCACTGCAAAATAATTGGTGGTTCGTCTTGGGTATTGATGGGAATCAATGAATGCCTCAAGTGATAAACCTTTTGCTGAATGCGGTAGCCTGTTGGGTATAAAAAGCTGATACCCGTGCGACTCAAAAAATTGCCACATTGCTTCTTTTGTAAAACCCAATACCTCACTTGGGCCAGACTCAAACATAATTACCGGCCTACATCGTTCAATCAATTTTGCCGCACCAAGTAAAGCGCCAAGCTCTGCACCTTCAATATCAATCTTGATAACGTCAATATCATCCCGATCAACAAGATTGTCCACCAGGTTCATTTCAACAGTGATCTCTCTGGCGTTCTTGATTTTATTAAGTGAGCTATAACCGCTTAGCTTCGGGTCAATAAAAAAACGGGCCAAGCCAGCGCGATCAGAAACGGCGCACTCATGAATCTCAACATCTTTAAATTTAGCTGCCAGCTTTTTGGCTTTATCTGGTATCGCTTCAAAAGCAATTATTTTTGACGGACTGGAATGAGCTTTAACCCCAGAGATAATTGAGCCAATGTGAGCGCCTATATCGACAAATACCTTATCGGTATCGCACAGCCTCACCACCAAGAAAGTGGAAAGATGATCGTTCATCACAGTCCCGACAGACAGTGAGCGTTTATGAGCTTGGGTTAATAATTCAACCTTAGTGCGAAGTCGCAACAAGGCACCATCAAAACCCGATCCTACAAGTATTTCCCTGATCATTATTAATATCCTTTTATAACCAAAATTAATATATATCAAAATCCGAAACAAGTATGTAACTCATTGTTTTTATTATGCCGAAAATGCCATTTTTGACAGTGGCTAAAAACAGTGTAAAATGCCGCCCCTAGTAGGTTTGCGCGAGTTACGATACCACCTTGACATGGTGGGGGTCGATGGTTCGAATCCATTCGTGCCTACCAATTTACCCTATATAATTCAGTAAGTTGGCAGTGTTTTACTTTTCGTCTTTCACTAAAAATA